GGCAACACGATAAACTGCTTTCTTTGATGGGCAAGTAAGTTTTAAAGGTGTGGCTGGATTGAATGGGACAAAAGTTTCCATTGCTGTAGCATTTGAAATTGCTAATTTACCACTTGAATTTAATGCTTTAGCAGTAATTGTTAAATATACCGTTTTCTCGCTTATCATTTCAGCACCAATATCATCAGCACTCAAAAATCCTTGTAAAGCATCGTATACAGCCCCCGATGAAACAGGGTTGTTATTGCCTGCTTTTACGGTTTTTGAAATATTGTCATCCTTAATATAATCATCTAATTGCGGAATAATTATAGCAGGTGAAATCGCTTTACCGCCATTAACATATTCAGTTGGTGCGGTATCAGATATAATCAACATCCCATAGTATTTATTCATCTTAAAATCTGATAATTCTCCAGCGTAAAACCAAGTGCATGATACTTCACAATCTTCTTCTGCCGTAAATGGAAAGCTGATGCTTGAAGATACTTTTCTTTCAAAATTTCCGTCTTTACCCCAATAATTTACAAATTGGTTTGGTTTAAAATCAATCCAATTCTTTCCTGTACCATCTTCATTTACAGAAGTAAAATATCCGCATTGTAATTTTTGTCTTACTTTTAATGATATGCGTTCTGTGGTAAGATAACTATCTGAATCAACTCTATTTCCAGAAGCATCTAAATAATACTTTTCTCCATCTGTCCATTTATTCTCGGAATAATCAACGCTTACGATTTGGGCTATTTCGTTGGAACTTAAAACGGGGATTTTATCTAATTTCCAACTTGATTTATAAACAAATATACCTATATTTCCAGCATCCAAAACTAATTTATTAAAATTTGAATATGTGCCTGCCTCTGATGCGATGTAGAATACGTTTCCATCTGGTACGCCGGGATTTGTGCTTGGTGTTGCTATGCCTGCGTATGTAGCATTTTCTCCTACATTATCAATAATATTATTAAGTACAGACTGCATATTTGCACCTGTAATCTCTTGATTATTATTTGTTTTAATAATCTGTGCTACTGCTGCTTTAAGCGTTGACCAATTTGCCATAATTATTCTACGTTAAAATCGTTATTAAAATCGTTATTAAAATCTCCACCAGCTAATTCTGGAGTATAACCTCCTATATTAGCTATGACAGTGTCCGTTTCAAATTCACACTCAACTGAAGCTAAATCTCCTTGGTCTTCCCATTCGGGCTCCATATTAAATGTAGTTAAATCATAGGTCTGCAACTTGCTAGTAATTTGCTTATTATTGCACAGCCTTACAATCCTAAGTGCATCACATAAATATTCAGGTGCTAAGAATGTAAACTTATATATCTTTTTGCTTACTTGGCTTTCTATAAATGAATAGCCCATGCGCTCAGTGGCTTCTTCTTCAAAGTCATATTCAGGTCTACCAACTTGAGTATTAAGATAGCATTTAAATTTGAAATTATCAGAAAAATCTACCATGCCACCTTTAAGCTCAAAATTATAAGAATTGCTATATTCTAAAAGTAAATAATCATCTACCCTGTTACATACCGTAAATACATCAGAATATATAGTTAGACCTGATATAGAAATAGCTAAATAATATAGACCTTCGTGCTTAATTTCAACCACCGGAAGAGTGCCTGGGTATTTAAGAACATTAAAGCCTGTATATGACACAAGCTTTAAGCCATTTTCTTTAATACTCGTAGAAATATCTATAAATTTCCCAGTATTGAAATTATATAGCCTAACCCAACTTATAGATGTGCCACTAGCAAGAACTACTTGAAAAGGCAATAACATATTCCTATATGTTATAAGTGGATAAACTTGGCCGAAAGCATAGTCTTTACGATGATTTTGCAAAGCAATATTATCGTAAAACGGTAATGGTGATATGTTATTGTTCACTAACTTCATGTTGCTAATTTAGTGATTATAAATAATATATAAAAATTTTCTAACGTATTTAACATAAGCATCACTCCGGCTTGTAAAGCAAATTTACTTTAGCAATTCTAGTATCTAAGCTTATAGATATTTCATCTATTTTTCCATTCCCAAAGGAGGTTTTAATAAGTTCCAATTCATCTAAATCTTCTTCTGTAGGAAATTCTATAGTGTGCTTCATGCATTTTTTAATATCTCTTGCGTATATATTTCCAATTACATTAGACTCTAAGTTTGATGCTGGCATATCCCATAAATAGAAATTCTGCAAATATATCCATGATGCATACCAGTTTTGTGCTATAGCTTTATAACTATCGCCATTTTCATTAATAAGGCCATCTATAGTAAGAATTGGTAATTCAAGTAGTGAACCATTTTTTACAGGACATAAAAGTGCAAAACCGTCTTCTGAAAAGTTTGTTGGATTAAATAACATATAATCCACATCAGATGAAAACTGTCCAATGTTTATTTCTTCTGTTTTATCTTTTTGTATATAATTAGATTTCACATCAATGGTTACACCACCAAACAAATCGGTTACATCGTCCATCCATGCAAATTCGTATCGCTGATTTAGGTCTGATTTTTCAAACTCTACTTCAGATTGGAAATAAGATGATAGCTTCTTATTAAATTGGTCTGTAAGTTTAGTAAAATCAAGCTGATAGCTTGACCTACTAGAATAGCTTCCACCATTCATAAAGAAGTATACGTGCTCTATTTTGAATTTATTGTCTTCAATATACCAATAACATCTAAAGCAATCACGCAACATTTTCATAAGCTCTTCGAGTGAAGTTTCAGCTTTCTGAGCAGGCTGGCCATAATCACCTTTTAATATATTGGTTTTTTGTGTAATATACACATAAAATCTTGCTAATCCTAATGGATTAGTTGTGCCATATAAAAATTGGCTATATTCTGCAGTTGGCTCATGTGATAATGTAGGGTCTATTTTCTTGAGAATAGCCTTTATGGCCGCGCCAATAGAATAACTATCTTTTAATACATACTGTTTTCTTAATTTTTCTTCAAAATATTCATAAAAACTATCATATACATACCACAGTGAAGCATTTGCCCATGAATTTTTGCTAATAGGCAAAGGTCTTCCTAAACCTGTACTACTAGGAATAAACTGGTTAGTAAAATACTGTCCGTAATCATTTAGACCATATTTTGTTGGCTCATCTACTGCTCTAGAAGTACAAAAGAATAAACCTCCTTTTAAGCCAATACATTTTTTATAGTTTCTATTATCAGTGACAAAATCATCTGATGGTAAATCATAGGTATTTTTAACACCTTCTGAGTCTTCTACAGTATCTACATCACAAAGTAAGCGCCTATATATTCTATATGTAAACAAATTACTTATAGTACATGAGTTTTTAGCATTTTCCACATCTATTAGTTTAGAGGTATATCTTAAGTGTTTATCATTAGTGTAATCTCGGTCTTCTGAAAACAGCGTTTCATCATCGATATTAACAGCTGTTTCAGATTTATATAGTACTTTATTATCTGAATTTCTTTTTATCATAATAAAGTAGCTTACATCTGTAAATGGTGGTTGAGCATCAGGATTTTTCTCTAAATAGCAAGTATAGCCATTCCAGTTGCTATAATAACCATTAGTTCCGGCATATACGCCATTAACACCTGCTCTGTTAGAATTTCCTATGTAAAATTCATTACCAGATTTTATATAGGAAAAATAGAAGTTATTTATAAGCGCAGCATTGTCATCTATGCTTTCATTCACATCATCTTCCCAATAGGTACCACCGAAGAAATTAGTTATAGAATTGGCACCACGGACATAAACTTGCATGAGTGAGCGTTTATGCAAGTTTATTTTTGATATTTCAGGAGCAAGTTTTATAAGGTCATAAGTATTTTCATATTTATTCATGACTTCTGTATAATCATCTATCGCTGTAGTTTTAAGTTCACATTTCTTTTTATCATGGTCAAACTTACAATCAGTTTTATTAAATTCGCCTTTATAATACTCAATCCATTTTTTAGAAGTTCTATTATATTTATCAATAATAAATATGAGCTGGTCCTCGAGACTTGATTGCTTGACAATTTCATAAGCATCGCCAAACAGATTAATTTTGCCATCCATAGAAATACGGAAAAATTCTTGTCCACTCTCTTTGGCGTATTTCTTATTTAAGTCCTTGAAATGCGGCTCTACACTTTCAACAAAGTAGATAAAATTGGTATCTTTCTTTGCTACAAAATTTGTATCGAGTGAAGTAAATCGTACGGCCCAATATTTTGCATTAGAAGGCGGAGTTATAATCTCATTATTTACACTCGCTAAAGTCTTAGAAGATATGAAATTCTGGTTTTTATCATAAAAGAAAATAGCATTATAATCGTAATAAGATATTAAGTTGAAAAATATCTGTTTACCAGTCTCTAAGCTATTTTTATAAGATGATGCATATATTCCTGATGATGCATTATGATAAATATTTCCATTTCTATCTATATCAGTATCTTGTGACAAATATGTAGTACTCAATTTGCCTATATAGAAATTATATCTAGGAGGTACCATATTAGTTCTTTATTATTCGTTTAACATTTTTACGTTGCATAACCACAGTTCCATCAGGCATTGTATAATACCTGATTTCATTCTGTTTTCTAATACTCCGCACATCATTCTCTATTTTAGAGAGGTCAATACTATTATTAGAATTAAGAGAAATACTCAATCCTTCAGAATTAGCAAAGGCATTCAAATACTTATCTTCAAACGTTCCTTTATTGAGGCTATCAACAACATCTGGAAGTATTTTTCTATATTTCCTTGTTCGTTTTTTATTGATAATTGCTAATGCCTCACCGCCTTCTGCTCTCATACGGCGCTTCTTTTTATTCTCTGTACCCAAGTCAATATCATTGCCTGATGCATGTGAGCCTCCTTCCAAGAACTCAAGGCCTCCTTCTCCATATTCTTCTGATTGACTTGCAGTTACCTGCTTAGCTTTAACTTTCGCAACAGCAAACGAGGTCCACATCGTAGCAATAGCAGCCAATGCAAGGGCTGGGCCGACGATAGGTATTGAAGAGAATGAGCTCCATAGATTAGCAGAAGCAGTAATAAGTGAAGATGCCTGAGTAACAGTATTTAATGCTTCTTGACGTTTTTGGGCTGCCTGCAGCATTTTTTGTTTTTCTTGCTGATTTTTCTTTTCTTGTTCAAGTTCTTTTTTAGCTGTTGCTACGTTGTTAGCATATCCATTATTTCTTGCTTCTACTTCTGCATCGTAAGCGCTCTGTGCAGCTTCTACTCTTTTTTCTGCAGCTTCTACAGCCTGTTCAGCTAATTCAACTTCGGCATCCATAATGGATTGAAGCTGTTCTATTACTATATTTACAGCATCTTTTAGGGCATCAATCTGGTCATCATCAAAGCCAAGTTTCTCAAGCAAAGTACCGCCTAAACCTTTTTTACCGATGTTTTTAATAAAGTCATCAAGCTCTGATAATTCACGGTCGATGCCTTTAACCGTGGCTTTAGCAGCATCAATCTGAGCTTGACTCCAATCTAATCCACCAGCTTCTGCTAAGCGTATTTGTTCTTGCCATCTAGCTTTTTCTTGTTCAAGCTTAAATTGAGTTATCTCAGTTTCACTGCGTTTAACTTCATTAAATACAGCCTCGTCAAGAGCTTGTTGTTCATCAAAGCTGGTCATTTGGAATGACCCTTTAGTTTGAGCTGCAGACTTATCAAACTGTGCATTTATTACAGATGTACTTACTTGCTCAGCAGCAGGTTTAGCAGCATTTTCAGCTAACGCTAATTGCCTACGTACTTCATTTTGTTGTAATAACAATTGCAACTCTTCTTCTGTACCCTTTTTTACAAGTTCAAGCTGATTTTCAATATCGCGCTCTCTGGCACTTAGTATTTGCTTATCATAATCTGCATAAAGCTGCAGTTTCTTTTTATTAAGCTCTATAAGTATTTCTTCCTCAGACCTTGCATGTTCATCTCCAGCTGCTAATAGTTTAGCATTAGTATCTAACACCAACTTATATTCAGCTTCAAGATTTTGTCTCATTAGTTCTCTTTCTTCTACCAATGAGGCCTCCATTTGAGAAGCATCGCGCGTAACTACTACATTGGTAGTTACAGTAGACTCTTGATTTTGAGCTGCTTCAGTTGCTGCGCTAGTGTCAGTAGGATTTATAGTATTACGCTGCGTCTGCAAAGAAGCAACTTTTTGCTCATTCTGAATTTGTTGTAATTGAAGGTCTAATGCTCGTAAATTATTAGCAATAGTCTTAGTTATAAGCTCTTGCTGCCTATCAATTTGTTTCTTCTGGTCTTCAGTAAGCTTTTTATATTTTCCATCTACATTTTTAACATATTCTTCGTTAAGGCGATACATCTCACGAAGCTTGTTATTTTCATCCTGAACCTGGTCAGCTGCAGCTTTACGCCTTTTAGCATATTCATCTTTAAGTAATTCAGTTACGCTTTCCTCGTACTCTCTTTGTATTTTTATATCATTCTGGTTTATAGTACGAGTTAAATCACGCGGCGTTTTTGTAGTTTTATGCTTTCCTTCTATGCCAGCAGCTTCAAGTTGAGCTTTAGCAGCTTTTTCATATCCAGCCGCTAAATCAAAATATGCATCTCCTGTTTTCTCTGCAGCATCTGCTTCATCATTGAGGTCTTTAATTCTCTGTTGTCTAAAATCTTCTGCAGATACCTGGTCAGCTACTTGTAAATTAGCTGCAGATGGACCCATACCGTATTCGTCAGTAGCTCGTAAACTAGATTGTACCCACCAGTTTTTGAATTTATCCCAACCTGATGGACCTTTACCTGCTTCTGTTTCTGCTTTATTTCTAGCAATTAAAGCTTTTTCGTATTCATCTGCGGCTAACTTTTGAGCAGCGGCGGCTTTAGCTCTTAATTTAAGAGCATTGATTACAGCTTCAGTATTATCTACAAATACATTTTCAGCATCTGTTACATTATTAACAGATACTCCAAGCTGGTCAAAATTAGATTTGTTGTCTTTAATCCACTGGTCTTTTTTAGCAGTAATTTCAAGATTTTTCCATTCCTGCTGTAATTGCTTTAGCTTTACAATGTTATTGCCGTAGCTGCCATTAGTATCTTCAAGTTCTTTAGCTATATTATTAAGAGCCTCAGTTGTGGATATAACAGCATTTTTTGCTTTGAAAAGATTACCAACCCATGTTATAATCTGTTTGCTAAACATGGAAAATACAGTAAGTAATATAACAAGCACAGTATTCCAGCTAAACAAAGCTTTAACTATTGAGCCTGTTACATTTACAGTTGCTTTACCTTCTGCTTGTAAAAGTTTATTCTGAGCGCGTAATCTGTTAATTTCATCGACTACCATAGGTATATTATTTGATATACCTAAGAAGAATGTATTAAGCGATACAGCTGCAGCAGGTAATTCTCGTACTACTTGAGAAATAGAAATACCTAAGCCATCCCATGTTTTTTGGTAATGGCCTACAGACAATCTATAATTACCTGTTGCTTCTTGCAATTTTATCATTTGCTGATAAATTGCATTTGTCTCAGCTTCAAGCTTTTTACCAGAGTCAGCAGCTTCTCTCTCAGCTGCAGACATCTGATTAAGTCGTATTTTATTTAATGCATATTGAGCTGAAAGCCTATTATAAGAACCTTCTGCAGAATTAGCAATTGTAGCCTGTAATTGAGCAATCTGATTTGCTTCTCGTATTTGAGTTGAATAAAGTTTAAGCTGCTGATTTTCTTCTGACTGAGCATAGGCAAGTTTCTCTTGAGCCTGAGCTAATGGGTCTACTGTAGCTTTCTGCTGTTTTCTAGCAGAAGTAAGCTCAGCAATCTTAGCTTTTAACTCAAGTAATCTTTTACCTTCATCTGACTGTAAATAAGCTAATCTTTGCTCTGCCTTTTCTACTTCAGACAGAGTTTGGATATGAGGCTTCATTTGGTCATCAAGGGCCTTAATCTGATTTTTCAAATTAAGAATATCATTGAGTAGCTGTTGCCCCATTTCGCTATCTGCTCTTTCAGCCGCAGTTAAAGACTTATATAGCTCAACTGTTTGCTTTAGGTCAGACTTAAGACGGTCATAAGAAGATATAGCTTGCTGGATATAACGCTGCTGTTCTACAGTTGCTCTATTAGCATCTGAAGTTTGTGCTTTAAGCCAAGCAATCTGTTTACCTGTATCAGATAAAGCTAATTTAAGCTCATTCTGAGCTCTCTCAAGCCTTGACGTAGATGCTGTTGCTTCATCAATAGCTTTACGTCCTTCACTTGTAGCTCCACTAGCAGATTTAAGAGAATGCACAATCCTATCTGCACCTGCTCTGATAGCATTTACCATTGTCTCGTATGACTGATTGAGCTCGCCAAGTTGCTTGACAAGTTTTTCAATCGAGTCATCCGGCTCAATTATATCACTATATTTTATCTTATCGTCTTCAGCCATAATTATTTCCTTTTATGCCGTTTAACACTCTTGCTTTCTGCTTCTAATTGCTGTTTTATATTATCAACAGCATTATAGAATTGAAGTACTGTCATCTTTCTAGCGTCCATGTTTGTTTTTTGAGCTATGAGTAAACAAGTACTTTCAAATTGCTTATCATATTTAACCTCAACGGACTCACTTCCTATATATGTTTTCGGCGTATGCATATTAAGCATCATTATATCTATAGCCTCAATTTGCTCTGAGTTATCAGTATCATTTATAACTGAGTCTAATACAAGAAGTGTTCTAGCTTTAAGCTTGTCATAAGCTTCTTTTTCCTTTGGATTTACAAAATCACCTGGAAAGTATATTTCTAGTTCACTTGTGACTTTTTTTTTAAGCCAAGTCAAAAAGTCTATAATCTTTGAATGCTTTATTTCTTTAAGCCTGGCCAATATATTTTTAAGTCCATCATCTGACAAATCATTAACTTCTTCACCGTCTATGCTATGAATAAGAGCTGCAAAAGCTAAGTACCTCGGTGAAATTTCATTGTTCACCATATACATATTTTGCCTCATGTTTTGCAGTTCTTGCAAAGCTTTTTTGGCATTATTACTTTTAATGAATTTGGCAACACGAGTTATATGAGCATCAATATCATCTGCGTCTGAGCCAATTCCAGAGTCTATAAGCAAATACTTATTGTACTTCTGGAAATTTACAATAGGCATTTCATCTATGCTATCATAAACCTGTACAATTTTTTTATTTATAAGTAGGTTTTTCATATTAAAATTCGCGTTATAGGGGTTGATATTATTGGAATAAATAGAATATTAAACTCATTAAAGAAAATAGCGAGAATGATAGCGAGAATAAGCGACGTCCAAAAACTTAAGCAAAAATCACAATCGAATAATTGAGAAATTAGCTTAGGTGCTTTGGTAATTATATTGTCTCTTATACCTAATTTTCCAATCAGCAATATAGCGAATGCTGCTGCTAAGGCTATATATATTAAAGCCGAAAGCAATGTTATAAAATATATCGTTGACATAATTCTCTAGTTGTTAAAGTGAACTCAATCCTAATTCCTGCATAAGGGTACATAAAGAATTGTTTATCAATATCTTGTATGTTTTGCCCAGAATAATCGTAGTTATTGTAAATCTTTTCTATAGAATAACCTTTGTATATATTTTCAAAACGCTCATATGTATTATTGATAGTAAGCTTACCAGTTGTTGTAATAACTCCTGGTGTTGTCAGTACTCGTATTATTTCATCTTTAACCTCTTCTGTATGAAGTACCGTTTCATCTTCGTAAATGCTGCTAAGGTCATACCAAAAAACGATAGCACCACTAAAAGTATATTGGGGTAAAGATTGTACAACCTGAGTGATTTTTTGCGGGTCATAAATATCAAACCATGAAAAGTTACCAAAATTGTCATTAGGCAATAGCGATATATATTCGCCATTACCGTTGTAAGCTGCTGGATATATAAACTTAGCACCATCTGGTCTATTTTCTACAAGCTTATAAGCCCTACCAAAAGCATAATTAAGCCACGGCAGCTTAACTAAAAGAGTTGTCTGCATATCCTGTAATACTTTATCAAGTAATACAGGATTACTTTTATATCTTATTTGTACAGAATTTTCTTTCATTATCTTATAGCTCTTTTTAACCGTTTAACAAGCTCTTTTCTTATATGAGAACGAACTATTCTTGTGAAGTTTTTATCTGTCAGCCTAAATATCTCTTCACCATATTTCTTTATCAATTCTTCTGTTTTTTCATCACTAGCTGTTATATAAAATCCTTCTGAGTCAAACACAACAAACATAGATTTATGGAAAGCACCAGTGTCTCTTAAAGTAACTCTAGTTGTTGGTTGTCCTTTTCTCTTTTTATTCTGTATTGTTTTAGCTGTATAAGGCATATAGCTCATAATCTTTTCACCGCGGCCGTTAATACCTCTACGATATAGCTGGTCATCTGCTATTGCAGATACTATAACGTCTTCTTTATCGCGAATAATATCTTCAAGATACATAGGTAAATTATCCTTAAATGCTCTTAATCGGTATTCAAGGTTACGAAGTGTCGCGTTATATCTTTTTACAGCCATACTATACAGTTCTATATTTTATACCATTGTTTTTACAAGGAAGGCAAACTCTGTCTATTCCTTGAGTACTGATATTTATTGCCTTAAATGCCATATCAAGTTGATAGCTAAGGCCAGATTTTTTCATAGATGAAGAGTCGCCATCAACTTCATAAAGAATATCAAGCCTAGATGCATTTATTGAATGCCTGTTTGTACGTACATTAGCATTATAAGCAAACTCACGTAGCATATCTACTGCTACTTGTTTTGCTATAATATCTTGGAATAACATTCGCTGCTCTATTATAAAGTCAGTAATATCACAGGCCACGGTTATCTCAAGATTTAATCCGTAGTTATTATCATAGGTATATTGATTGTTTTCAACATCCCACAGATGTGGCTCTTCTTCTATCTCAACTAATTCCTCATTAACATAAAACGGATGCACTTCTACATATTTAGACCAAGCCATCCAAGCTAATAGCTCTTTACGTGAACACGAACCACAAGGCTCTTTAGACCAATCTTTGTCTTTTCTTATAGCTTGACTACCTTCTGGTAATTCAGATTGAAAATAGCACAAATACCAGCTACCACCTGCATCATTATCATCACCTTGGTATGGTAGATATATATCGTTAAGTGAAAACCACTCTATGCTGTTTTTACGTATCTTATTAAGCTTTATTATCTTGACTGGTGCATCCATGCTAGAATGCATAAGATATAAAGTATACTCGCCGAGTTCTGTAAACTGTAAACCTATCTTATTGATTTTAGTAGTTACACCTTTTGCTCTTATTGGCACAATTTCAAAGCCAACTAAATTTTTCTTATTCTTTACAATATCTGCTAAACGGCCAGTCCCATCAAATAGTGTTCTATTTTCGCATAAAGTCTTATATGTACCTTGCGCGATTTTTTCATTGCAATATCGTGAAATGGCTTTTTGAATACTAGCTTTTGTTTTGCTTTCAAGCCATTCAGAAAATGGATTGGTTTCAACCCAATACTCAGACTCAACATCAGGCTGTTTTCCAACTGAATTTTGTAGAGCTTTATACAATAGCTCATTGTATTTTACTATATTACCTTTAGAATATGCTTTTTCCGCGTTATATTCCTCAAAAGTCATGTTCTTAAAATCTGGAGCGATACAAGACATATTCTGCAGTGTCAGCAGTGGATGAATTTGCTGAAAATATAAACCACTTTCGCTCACAGTTAAAGCATCAGATATTTTTAAGTCTGATGTGTCATAATTTTGCTCCCATCCTATTAGATGAAGCAGTTTTTCTTGTATATCTAGAGCTCTAACCATAATTTCTATTATTTATTGAAAAATAGGAGGTCACTAAGGTATTTTCCTCAGTGCCTCCTGTCAAAGCTAATAACAACTCAAAGATTTGCTATTTACCCAATAGCGAAGTCATTGTTGAAATCACTATTGAATGACCTTCAAGCACCGGCTGTTACTGTTTTAACAACATCGACAGGTGTTGCATATACAGCGCCTTCACTAGCGACATTAAACGCAAGAATAGGACTAGGCAAAATAGCTCTATTGCTGTTATAAGCGGTGATAAATGCCACATCGACTGCAAATCCATAATGCTCTTTGCGAGTACGTGTCATATCAGCGGTAGCAGCTCCTGCAATAGCACTATAGTCTCCTACAGAATCATAGAAATACGTACCAACAGGCATGTTAATAACAGGATAAGTAGCAATACCCCACTCGTGACCATCACCTGAAACAGTTCCGAGCAAGCAATCACGCTCATAACGCAACAGCATTCCAAGTGAACCTGCATTCACGGCATAACCCTGCGCATATTTACCGCTAGCAGCTGCAATATTGTTCGTCAAGTGAATAGTCTTATTGCCAAACTCATTCTGCTTGTTTACGTTGTTATACAGGCCATGCTGCTGCAACTTACGCATAATGCTCTCAACTCCAGGGTCACCGATGATATGCAACTGGCCATAGAAGTCATTTGCCCCCATAAGCACCTCAAGGTCACCAAATACGTTCTCACGCTCCGTCCACTTTGCATTCAATGCATTAGTTGAGAAATTATACAACAGCTCGTTCTTAAGAACCTGAGTTTTATCTGCAGCCAAAATAGCCAAAGCAGCTTCATCAAGTTTCTTTGCGACAGCGTATGCATACTTCATCAACTTAGTGTCAAAATCACGCTGAATACCAATTTCATTGTTCATGTACATTGCCGGAGCAATAGTAAAGCCCCATGAATAGGTAGCAAATGTGATGTTAACAAATTGAGAAGTGTTTTCACTATCAGCAATTGTCAAAGAGCGAGTATTACCAATGGTAATATCTGCATCATAGTCAATTACTGGAGTTTGAAGAGTGGTACCGATAGAAGTGCGGGCCTTCTCTTTCAGCTCAGGGGTTAAAATACCTATAGGGTCATTTGACTGCACCATAAAAGCATCAAGCGCGCCGTACCTACTTGCACGATACTCATACTTATCCAATCTGGAATTAGCAAGAGTGTTCTGAATACGAGTTAATACTAAGCTCATAATTTTTAGTTTTTAATTTGTTAAACATTTTGCTATATGGTGCATTACCCTTTTACGCCTAATAGCATTTTTTTAATTTCTCTTCTTTTTAGGATGTGCTTTTTTATCTTATCGGCAAAGTTGCCACGTTGTTTTCGTTTCTTATTTCTGTAAGCTTTTCTCCAAACTCTGAAGAGTCACGAGTTAAGCCGTTTGCAAGAAGATAAGCTTCAATTACTTTGTCTGCTTCAAGCTGAGTTCTTACTCCAGTCAAATCAGGTGTTCCTCCTTGACCGCCTTGTCCCTGAAAACCTCTTGTACCACCACCTGTTTGTTTTCGACCTGCATCGATTACATCTTTCAAAGATGTTTCCATAACAAGCTCAGAAATAGTATAAGGATTAAGATTGTTTTTCGGGTTGTTAAGGATGTTTCCATCAGCTCCTCGAATAACAAGTTTCTTACCTCCTTGACCATCTTCTACAAAATCAGGTGTGCCTTTCGCCAAAATTTCAGCTTTTGCCGCATTAAGCAGCGTTTTCTGAATAGGCTCAGTAATACCAGCTTTGAACTTAAGACCTGTAGTAGCAGCTTGAAAAGCATAATCTACATGTACATCTTTCAATTGCTTGTTAAATTCAGCTTCTTTTGTTTTATAACTATCTTGCTCAGTTTTCAACTTAGATTGCAGCTGAGTAACTTGTGCCTTAGCATCTTTAAGCTGCTTAGCAAGTTCCTCATTTCCTGCGTTTTTCTCAAGCTTTGTCTGCAACTCAGTTACTTTAGCATTAGCTGCATCGAGCTCTGCTTGTACTGTTTTTACAGATTCAGCTTTTGTTTTATATTCACCGAGCACGCGTTTAGCATAATCATAGCTCTTTTCACCGTCTTTCTTTTTTATTCCGGTAACATTGAAAATATCAGTATCATATTGCCCATGCAAAGCACCGATTTTAGCACCGATTACCGTATTTTCATCATTTTTTGACATTTCAGCAATTGCTGTAAGCTGAGCATCAGAGAGACCAGCTAATGCTGAATTTTGTCGTAGCATCTCAATTGTTAACATAGCTTTGATATTTTAATTTTCTTTTGCAACAAAATCTTTTGCCTCTCCGTATGGGTCGTGCAATACTTTCATTATAGAATAACCAAGACCTTTGAAATTCTTTTTGAAAAGTTGCCACTCAGCAAATGTAAATAACTGAGTACACGGCTTGCTTTCTTCTTTTCCTGTCATAGGATTAAAACGGCGACCTTTTACAATCGACAGATGCACAAGCTTTTCAGTACCAGCTTTTGGCTCATATTTACCATTGCTAGTAGATGAAGTTTTTTCTTCAAGAACATCCTCAATATCTACAATGTAAAGAGCTGTAGCATCAAGGTCTTCTTGCATTGTTTCTGTCCACCCCTTATCTTTGCTTGATTTAAGCTTCTGGAGACCGGCTTGATGGGCTTTAGCTGCAATATGAGCCTGCTTAAGTGCGTCAACAGTGCTATTCTGCAGTTCCTGTAGTGTCATTTTCTGTAACATATTCCAAAAGTTTTTTGTTTATAATATCTATTTTTTCTCTCATTGGCTTATTTGAAGCAAACTCAATTATGTTAATGTTCTCACGTTCAAATTTTTCGACTAAAGTACTAAAATTTATTTTAAGCTTTACCAAATTTTCATTTGATAACTCTTTTTCATACAATTTTAACACTTCATCCAGCGTTTTATGTGGATATGGCTCCAATTGCTTTAAGATGAGCATTCTCTGAAGTACCAAAGGATTATTGCGATACTCAACTTCAAGAATTTGTTGCGATATAGCATCTAGTTCTGAGTTAGATGCACCATTCTCCTTCGCTTGTTTATACTTAGAATATAGCTCTGTTACTGTGAAAACGTAAAACTCTGTACCCCAGTTTACAGAAGATGATATGAAAGCACCTCCATACCTGAGTTTGCAAACAGTATCTTCGACAAATTTCTGTGCCAATTCAAAATTGGTCTTTAAGGCATTGAGAACTGAGGTTTTGCTTTCAAAGTTAGCAGTTACCTGAGTTTCATTGATGGCTTCTTTTTCACTTACAGTACCACCTGAACCAACAACAGAAATTACAATCTCATTTTTAAGCCTTGCGCACTCATTGACATTATAATCAAGTGAGTCTTTATCGATAGTAGTTATCTGAACAGGATTACGCATATCTGCGACACCTTCAGATTGATTTGGTATAGGAACTTCTAAGAATGAACCAGGACCAGCTATACGCTTTTCGCTACAGCAAGGACACTTTTCAACTGTTCCATCATTGAGAATTTTATACTCGCCTTTTGCATTGCGTAGAAAACCTCCATCGCAGTAATCACCAGTCTCATTATTCTCAAAATTACAATCAGCTTCATACGCACTATATATAGGATAAGGTGCATACAAGTCTAAATGCTGCTTCGAAATAGAGAAGAACAAATACCAATCAAGATTTGACAGCTCTTTTGTAATTGGATTTTTCTTAAGGTCTTTATTTTTCTCATTGAGTTGTGTTGACCAAAAAAACCGAGCTGGACAATATCCTAAATCGTGCTTTGCTTCTGAAATAAGTGATTGAATTTCATTCTTTTCGTTAAGCTGATAAATCCTAATGCTAGTATCATCAAATACTGCTATTCTATGCTCTGGCTGATTAAAAATAAGCCAGTTAAACAAATTCTCATCTTGTTTAGAAAGTTCATAATCAATTACAGCATCAATCTCAAGCCAATAAAAATACGGTTCTGGGCGCAAAGATGTTTGTACTTGAGGAAGGTCTACTACCAAAATACTATTTGGCGATACCTGCATTCTCTTCCATCCGGTTGTCTTCCACACCTCTGGCTCATTGAGGTTATTCTTTTTATACTGAGACCAGTCTTCTGCAAGCTCAGAGTCAGTAAACTGATATGAGCTTGATGAGTTACGACTATAGAAAACCCTTTCGAGTTCTCTATAGACGTCCTCAACTACAGCGGGTGTAGGCAACGGAAATTTGAACAGATGAAGGAATATGTTGAATTTATCCTTCGGAAGCAACTGTCTTACCCAATCAAGGAATATAGTCGTAGGTTGGTTAATATCAGATACAGCAATATTCGTCTCAGTATGAAATCTAAGACGGCGCTGCGTATTTACAGCTTTCTGAATAGTCTGACGTTTAGTCGGCTTTTGCAGAATCTGCTTTATCTGATTTAATTCTAAGGCCATTTTCTTCGTCGTAAGTATAATTGCTATCTTTAGGTAATTCCCATCCACCATTTATGGCTGTGCCCATATCAAGCAGGCGTTCGGCATGCTGAATGCCAAACTCCTGCCTCATATTGTACTTAGGCACAACCAACGTTACTGTTTGTTCTTTTTTCTTTCTCATAACTGAAAGTTTTAAGCCCCAGCAGAAGCGGCATTAACCCAATCTGTAAGAGGATTGAAGTCCAGCGATGTGCGCTTAATGATGTAGAAGTTATCACTCCAGTTAGGATAGAATGACCATTCAATGGTATTGCTGTCCGGCTCTTCAAAACCACCAAGCTTCTTGTCGCCAACAAAGAACTTACCAATAGGAATTGGGAAGTATGCTGTAGGCTCATCCTGGTCATTTACCAAACAGCCGATATTGCCATTTTCATCAATTAGCCAAACGCCAATCTCTTCACACATGTACTGTTTCAGCCGTGCAATTGTCTTCTGACTTTCCTGATAAATAGTGGCAGAGAACGTTGTCGGCTCACGGCCAATTATAATCTCAATACCTCCAAGTGTCTGGTTACCACCACCGAATGTACGAGCTGCACCAGGCTCAGTAGTAGGTCCTTGAATATACGGAGAAACTGTCATCTTAGAACCATCAGCTGCAGAAAACAAGGTAGAAAACGATGCTTTCTTAGTCGGGTCAGTGACAGAGTTCTTCGTTCCAGCCGTCTTATAGATGCGCTGGAATGCAACTTTTTGAACTTGCCCCACGCTCTCCTTGCATTCAGCAATCTCAAGGTCGGCGATATGAGCACCGGCAGGGCATCCACATTTTAATCCCATAATTTATTCATGTTTTAATGTTAATATTACCGAGCAGCTACCCTTAACTTGCATCGGATTACCTGTATTTTTGCTTCGAATTGACTTCTCCATAGTGCAAATATACTAAATTTCTTTATAAGTTGTACCGCTTTTAACGTTTTTTATAGAGGTATTTTTTATCTCATATTCTCGCATTATATTTATTCAAGGCTTATAATTTAGTCATTCATATATAATTAGAAAGCCTAGAAATTACGAGAATAATGCGAGAATATGAATTTATATTCTATTTTTAATAGCTTCATATACTTTTCTAGTTATTTTATTTGAGCCATAGTACTCTTCTATGAGTTTAGAAATTAAGTATTTTCTTTCTATTTCACGGCATTCGTAGGCTTCATCTATAGTGTCAAATCTGCCTATATGCTTTCTTTTTCCTTTTACAGTTATTTCTGCAAGATATTTTCCTCTATGCTTATCAAATTGTATACCTATAGGTAATTGCCTATTGCAATATAACTTTTTAGATTTATTTTCAAATAACCTATTTATTTCTTTAGGTACAAAACAGCATGTTTCTGGTGAATACACTCTATTTCCTTCAATAAGAATATCTTTATCAAGCTCATATCCTTCTATATAGTTTTTATCAAACCATTTTTTGAAAGCTACAAGACTATGCCATTCTTTACACACACTACAATCTATATACGCAGGATAACGGCTATGATACTTAAAGTCATAACACCTTGAAAGCATACTTTGCCAAACTTTATAAAACTTGGATATTTTTCCGTTTATATTTACCTTGCCATCATAATCATTTAGGCCTACGCCATAAAGTAATTTATCCATATCAGTTTCTCATCTTAATTTTTTTATGTAATTGCCCTTTAGTTCTCATTTCTACTACTCCAGTTAATGCATCTGGTGCATCATCATGAGCAGCCCTTCGCTTATTATCTTTACGATAAGTTGTAATAGCATTATAGAATTCACGCCATTTTTTATCCCAATTTTCTGGAAACGCTACATCTGAGTTAACAAGAGCTGAATTTGAAAAAATACGAGCAGCTTTATTTTTTGTCTGTGTAAAAGTATTTATGGCTGTTTTGAAATTATGCAAAGTAGCTCTTGTAATACGCTTTACATTTCTAGCAAACTGCCTACCACCATTATTGGACTCTATCAGACATTCTGTTATACTATTTTCTGTGAGCATTTTAGCCAACATTACTTCAGTTTTTTCCATGGGCAGTTGTGTGTATAGCACATCAATTACATATAGCATTTCTGGAGTATTTATAAAGCAAATTGCACATAAATAATCAGAGCCAGTATCAGCTGTATCAACGTAACACCATCTTTGATTAGCTTTAGAGCCTGATGGCAATTCTATATTTTGATATGTTCTAAACTCGTGATACATAAGGCCCTCAGTAGGAATTGGATTTTGCATATACTGCGTCTCAAATACTACCGGGTTAATCTCTCGTAGTTTATATAGCTCCTCAAGATTGTGCTTCATTGGCCAAAGAGCACATTCTTCTCCTGTCTCAGGGTCTGTTTGTATAACTGGAAGTGATAAAACAGTCCATGTATCTGGCTCTATCTCTTGTAAATAACCACAGAGGTCATGCTCATGTAGTCTTTGCATTATAATAATGATAGGTGTTCTGCGCGAGTTAGTACGGTTACGAATTGTGTTCTCAAATCGTTGGTTTACACGCTCTCGTATAAGGTCAGATGCTGCATCGTCGGCTTTCAATGGGTCATCAATTACAATTGCGCCTTGGAAGACATTAGATTTTGCTCCAACCATTTTAAGCATTTCATTTGTATGGTCATCAAACACAAATATATCATTGCCTCCATCCATAGTTTCTATATCTGAGTCAAGACGTCCGCTGCCAAATCCTGTTACTTGACCTTGTGTTGATACAGCATAGAGTTCTCCGCCCGCTTTAGTTTTCCATCTTTTAGCCGAGCCTTTCTCAGAAGCAAGAGCAGACTTAGGAAAAAGGGTCTTATATAGTTCTTCACTCATTATGCTACGCACTGTTTCTGAGTTATCGTTAACCAAAAGGTCAGAATACGATAAATGTAGAAAAAGACATCTCGGATTTAAGGCAAAACACCAGCTTATAAATGATTTAATTACCAATAGCGTTTTTCCATACCTGGGAGCAACATTAATTATAAGTCTTGTTATATCTCCGTCAACTACTTTTTGCAAAGCTTCTATGATTTTCTTATGATGCTCTGCTACTATGTATGAAGTATGGTATTGGCATTTGAACATCATCTTTGTGTATTTCTCAAACGATGTTAGAGCCTCAAGGCGTAACATTTCTATAGCATTGACAGTGTTAGCCTTAGTAGTATTTAAGGCTTTTTCTTGCATTGTTTTTAATGAGTCCATATCTTATTTTTTAGGTTGTGTATAGTTATACTTTATTTCTGCCGCTTTTCTTGCAGTTACTGCTTCTTCGAATGTGTTAAAATAGCCTAAGCAATCATACAGGGCTTTTCCATTTTTTCTTTTACCATTTCCTATTGCTGCTACCCACTTTTGATATTTTTTATGTCAATAAACTCCTGTATGACCTGATGTATTATTTGTATGCATTTTACGGTTTCTGCTGTTTTGCATACCAGATACGAGACGTAAATTATCAATTCTGTTATTTAATGGATTTCCATCTATGTGGTCAATTTCTTTATTATCATCCGGCCATTTTCCATACTGATAAAACCATGCTAATCTATGTGCTTTATATACATTTTGGCCTATTACTATATTAGAATATCCTTTATAGTCTATTGTAGTACCAGCTACATCTCCTATATTAGGACTATCTTTACGTAATTTATTTGAATATTTCCATCTAAATATACCAGTCTCTGGGTTATAACTTAATATAGATAATAAATACTCATGTGAAAGAGCATATTCTTTCTCTTTCAAAGCTACAAAATTGTTGTCTGTTAATGCCATATTCTTTTAAGTTTTATTATTTCATCAAGGTGTCCCTTATAATCACGTATGCTTCTCTGGACACCGGTTGATTTGGTATTATTCCAGTTTGCAGCTGCTGTCCTTCTGGGAGACTTAATTGCATAGGTCCTTTGCCAAATATTCTATCCCATAATTTTTCTATAGTTTCAATATTACCTAGCTTTTCGTCTTCAATAAGGCGCTTAATTACAGTCTTTATTACAACCGGCACTTTTTTATTGGCCATTAAAGCTTGTAGCTGAGAGTTATTGCATGTTAACAAACAAGCCAATAAATTAGCCGTGTCTTGCTTTGTAAGCTGAACACTTAAATTGATATTAAGGCTAGTAAGAAGCTTTGTTATTTCAGGCCTTGATGCTCCTTGTAACTGAAGTGCTGAGCGTATAGCTGATGAATATGAACCTCTGCCCGAGTCATGGCGTTCTGCTAACTCAGTTGCTTTAAGCGGCTCTACAGTCTGAGCCTCAAGTGCCTCAATAGCCTCAACTCGTTTTTGCTGTTCTACGATACGTTTAGCTTGAAACTCAGTTTGGCCATCTGGTATTTCTTCCACGCCGAGTTCTTCTGCTAATGATTGGCGTTTTTCTTGTTTAGCTTGAAGATTTTTAAGTTTCTGCTTTTCAAGATATTTAATACGAGCCAATTCTTTTGCATCTTGCTTTGATTTGATGCGCGTGGCCTCTTGTTCTACAAGTTTGGATGTATCTGGATTAGACATTCCAGGAACTATTGGCCTGTTTGGCAATATATCTGCTAATTTCTGTGCTATTTTATCTGTTTTCATATTGGCTATTATACTTTTGTTGCTTATCTAATATAGTTTTGCTTTTTTCTTCTAGTATTGCATCTTTTTTTATTTGATTTTGCAGCTGCCTATATTCAGTTGCTTTTCTAAGGTCTGGTTCTATTGTTATTATATCATCCGTGTTATTAAATCTCCATACAGAGCCGTATGCTATTCTTCGCTGGCCGTTACAGCACATATATATAGCACTCGGGTTAATTTTTGTAGATACTGAATTTACATATTCTCTTATAGAATCCCACTTTTTATAGAATTTATATGTATTTTCTGCTATCTTAGTATACTGATATACAACCCTATGTGGATAACTACGTATAGTGTCTGTTCCTGATTTACGTATTGTATCTGGTATTTCCCATTTTGCAGCATATCCTGATATAATTGCTTTTTCTGCTGCACATTTATTTAAACTATTTATTATATTATACCCGTATGGCGCATAGGCTGTGTATTCATCTATTAGTTCATACATTCTTGAATATACATTCAGCAAGCCATTTGGTAGCGATAAAGCATTAAAAGGAATTTCTTCTGTTGTCACTGTTATATACTTGCTTTCTACTATAGCTTTTACGAGGCCTGGATTATTTTTTGATAGCCATGAAACATTATGAAAGGCATTGTATATAAGTCTATCTATTTTGTTCTTTACAGAAACCGAATTAGCTTCCCCTGTCCATCCTACATAGAATTTGCTATCATATTCAAATTCTAGTATAAAATAAGCGCTTGCAGAGTCAATATCAGAACCTTCTTGTAAGTCTACTAAGTACTTGTATTTACCTATTCGTATCATGTGTATATTTTTAATGTTTTTGCAAATATAGTTATAAAGGCTGATAAGTAAAAATTCTTGCAGACTAAAAATCAAAAATTAACATTTTTTATACTAGTGAATTATTAACTTTTTAATATCATATTTCACATGTATTTAGGCATATATCTTAGTTAGTGAATAGAAAATAGGGTTTTAGTTTCTCGTGTTTCTACTTCACAAAATAAAACTAATTGAAAATCAACATTTTATCAAATTTAATCAGTGAATAGAAATTAAAGGGCACAGAAACAATCATCTCTAACTCTTCTATGAAGTCTTATACTGTTATATGTGATATATGATAAGTCTATTTATTCACATATCACTATTTCAAATCTATTTTATCTCTTTTATATATTTATTGTTTATGTTGTTTATTAGTGCCTAATTTATTGAAAATCAATCAGTTATTGAGAAACTCCCCTTTGATTTTGCATGTTTATTTTGTTTCTTTGAAAATTATTTCTGAGCATTTATTCTTTATTGCGAGAATGCCATTTTGCCAATTCCCTATTAAGTCTAAGGGCCTAGATAGATATTTGCGAGAATGTATGCAAGAATGAGAATTTATGAGCCTCTGGGCCTTGCTCATACTTATATATGATTTGAATCCCAATTTGCGAGAATGATTTGGTGGCAATTTGCGAGAATGATTTGAAGCCAAAAAATTTTCTGCCTATGGACATGGCTCTATATACTATATATAAGGGGCACCCAGGCACTGCGGCAGGGGCCTAATTTCCACACAGGCAAAATTCTCAAAATATAAAAATTTATTTGGTTAAAAAGCATTAAGCCTGACAGCCTAATTCGTTAATTATGGTTTAATTCGTTAATTATGGTTTAATTCGTTAAGAAGCATTAAGGCTATCAGCCTGTTAACAACTCTTAGCTAAAATAATTTTCAGGTTCCAAGCCAGAGACAGGCTCATAGCCTCTCCTCCAACAAGGTTTAATGAAAATTTAACACTTCCTAACCGGATATATTTTCAGGTTCCAATTATTTTATTAGCTGACAGGTATAAAATTATTATTTTAATTTATTAACGAAACAACCAGGAAATTTAATACGATTTGACTCATAAAATTTTTATATGTTAGCATATCGAAAATAAACCGGATATATATAATAATTTATTTAACGGTTATTAACAAATATCCAATATTTATTAACCAAATAAATTTTTCCGGTTAAAATAAAATTGGTATATTAGCAATATAAATAAAACGGAAATAATATGAATAATTAAAATATAACAGTAATGAAAATTAACAGAAATTATCGTTTCGTCCTGACAGTTCTGGACAACGAGAAAATTAACGCGGGAGAAATCCGTATTGACAACTGTGCTGTAACCGGCGAGAGAATGTTTGCCAGCGAATGCCATTATTATGCCGAAAAAAATATTTTGGAATGCCTGAAAGAGGCCGACAAGAGAAATGACCTAAGCGGTTATTACGGCCATACGTACTGCATTTATAAGGAAAACAAGTCGAAAAAGGAAACAACCGAATGGGAGGACGGCAAGAAAATTGTCGAAACGAGAGAACCGGGAGAGGCAATGCTGCTCGAAATAATAACCGTGGACGAAAATGGCGTGACCATCCGATAATCTATTATCCGCGAAAGCGGATATAGGATGGCCGCCGCAGCCCAGGCCGGGAAGGCTGCACAGGAGTTCGACTCTCCTGCTGGGCACAATTGGCAATATTGCCGAGAGAATTAAAATAAACTATAATATGGATAAATTTAATTTAGTAGTGCTGCAAGAGATACGCTATTCCAAGAGAAATAACAGCCCTTATATAACAATGTTCGGCAAAAGACTTTATTTAACCAACTTTATGCGTAATGATTATGGCAGACGATAGATTTAATTACATGCTGCTCGATCGCCTCCGCTGCGATTGTGAGTACTACCTCGGTTATGGTAACCGTGATGCAAATCACAGCCTTTATGCTCATGATGAGCAGAAACAAATCGATAAAATGCGAGAGCTTTATGATTTGTTGCCGGTTAAACCTGAATGGCTTACAAGAGAACAAATTGATGAATATGCAGCAAGAATGAACGTAAAATAACCAACATTATTTAACGAAAAAAGTTCTTAAAGCAGTAATCAGATTGAAATAAAAGTAGTATATTTGCATATCGATAATAACAACTTAAAACTATAAGAATATGAATACAGTAAAGCGTAATTTCAGAACAGGTCTTATTCTATTATTAATAGGATTGACAGGTATCGCAGAAGGTCAGCCAGATTGGCAAGTACTGCATATAACTTTAGCAATAACAGGTTTAATTTTAACGTCTATAGTGATATGGCAAGGAGGGATATAATATAAGTATTCTCGGACTCTTAGGGCCGTTTAAGAAACTCAATTGATATTTTTTAACATAAAACTTGGAAAAAAGTTCCCAAAGCGGCTCAATAATTCAAAAAAAACATAGTATATTTGTAATATCAAAATTAAACAATAACATTTTAATAACAATTCAAAATTTACAGTATTATGGCAACAAAGAAATTTTCACAGATGACAACGAAGAAGCTGAACGCTCTTTTGGCAACAGCAAGTGAAGAAGACAAGAAGGCTATCGAGGCCGTACTCGCAGCTCGTGAACAGGCTCAGGCCCCCGCTGCTCCTGCAGCTCCTGAGGCAACCACAGAAGAGACTCCTGCCGCTCCTGCAAGTGAAGAAGAAACTCAGCTCAGCCCTGAGGAAGAAGCAGCTATCAAGGCAGCTGAAGAGAATGGCGGACTTAACCCGCTCTACAATGGCAGCAAGGCAACTCAGGAGAAAAAGCCAAAGATGACCGATGAGGACTGTCATGCACTGGCCGAAGAGCTGAAGAAGAACATTAACCATCGTTGTCAGGCAGTTCCTTTCAACACCGCAGAATGGGTTGACGGCTATATCGCCGGAGTGATTGAAGAGAAGCGCAGCAATAAGGTGCTTTATGCAATCAAGACAGACGACGGACGCCGCATTATTAAGGTACACGACAGCAATCTTGTTCGCATTCTGGACGAAGTTGTTGAGCCGGAGAAGAAAGCCCGCGCTCGCAAAGCAAAAGACCCGGCAGACAAAATTGAATGGACACCGGAAGCAATTGCTGAAGAGGTTAACGAAGTTATCGGCAACATAGGTAAAACGGTAGAATTTGAGAAATACCGTACTACAGACGAAAACGGTGAAGAGCATATCGAAATGGTAGTTGGCCGTATCGTGGCAATCGTGCCTGACAAACGAGCTCAGCGCTTGCTCTACCGCATTTCAGTTCCGGCCCCTATCGAAGGCAATCCGCTCGCAACGAAGATTATGCACAAAGTTGTAAAAGCTGAGGGCATTAAGATTGCCGAAGAGTTCGACGAAGAAGGCGCACAGCTCAATGCCAAGTATCTGGAGCGCCGTGAGGCAGCAGCAACCCGCACTCCGCTTACTCCTCAGGACCGCGTAATTCGCTGCGAGGAGAATGTGAAGAAGGCAGAAGAGAAGCTACAGAAAGCTCAGGAAGAGCTGGAAGCCAAAAAGAAGCAACTCGAGGATGCAAAGAAGGAGCTGGATGAATATCTCGCCGGTCAGGTAAATGGAGAAACTGCCGAAGCTCCTGCTGAGACTACAGCCGAAGAGGAGTCACTTGCATAACACAGCCACCTGACACCGTTTCTCCCATAGAGCCGTCTCGAAAGAGGCGGCTCTTTTTTTGCTGCATATCTAAGTATGCAGCTATTTTTGTATTATCACGATTTATGTTAAAATATGTAAACTCATAGAAACATGCTTCTTTCGCGTTCTAGGACACTTTTAGGCTTTGGGCGTACTATAATATGGGTTAACTCAATTCGACGCGATAGAGGTCAAAAGAAGTGTATCTATCAATGTATTTTTATAAAGCCTATAATATGAATTGAGGCATGGACTTTCTTGAGCTTTAAGCCACCAAGCAGTTATATAAATAGCTGTTAAATTTATGGCTAAAAAGTTGACTCATTTTCTTGGCTTCTAGGACACTTTTATTTGAGAATAATAGTAAACTAAATCTATAAAAAGAAATGAGGAGAGAATGAACGAGAATAATGAAATTTCATATATTTTCGAGGCATTTAGAGCTCTATATTTTTATTTTGAAGCTGCAATAAACCAGTGAAAAATTTTTATGTTAAAGTCTGTAAAACAGTAATTTATATCAAGATTATTTTGTACTTTAGCTTATAAAAGAACAAAAGTAAAACTGTTAAAAAATGTTACACGCTAGAACGCATAAAAGCCGCATGGCCATTATGATTAAACAGCTTATGCCTGAGTGTACAAGCTGTGTAGCTCGTGTGCACAGTGGACTATGCAGCAATTGTCCACATTGGACCCCGAGTGTGGTACAGGAGTTAACAGAGGAAATGGCCGAGAGAATATCCGCCACAATTGGACAGGAGAATATCACAAGGCCCAACGAGAGAAATGTTGAACAAAAATAAATAATTGCAATATGGAAATAAATGAACAAGAGAATACCCAAGAGGTACAGCAAGAGAATTTGCTTGATGGCTCTCAGTCAGTTCAAGCAATGCAAGAAGAAAATGAACTGCCAATCACTGTTCAATTAGTTCAGCCTCAAGCTGCTTTAGATGAAATAGCAGAGCTTGAGAAGAAATATCGTGAAACTATAGAACGGGAGAATAAATGAGTAATTTTGTTTTAGATTACAGCAAAAAGCAGACTTTGCAAATATCAAATGATGCTTTTTGCTTTTTGTATTATGGCGAAGAGCCATTAGACGAAGACAATTTGGAAGAAGCCAATGAGGTATCTGAAATGTTTTCCAATAATTTTTATATAGAAGATGATTGGAAAGCAGTTGATGACTCAGACCTTATAGAATGTACTTTTGTTCCGTATGTTGAAGACCAAGCCGATTATGATGAATATGAGGACCTTACCAAATATATTCAGCAGCAAATAAAATGGCTTGATGCAAATCATATTAGAGTGTGGTGGTTTAATAACCAAACTGGAACGAGAGAATTACGCGGTGATTTTAAGGTTTATACCAATAAATATGGCCTTAAGTGTTTTCATACAGGCAATCAAGATGAGGATTTTGTGACAGGAAAAATGAGCTTGTATTTTTTGAAGAATTTTAAAAAGCGTGTAGCTTAACAAGTGAACGAGAGAAATATAAGGCAGACTACAGAAAAGTAGTCTGCCTTTTTTACATTAAGCTTTCATCTTCTTCTATAACGAGAGAATAACCGACTCCTCGTATGGTTTCTATAGCTACTCGGTTATCCATTTTAAGCATATTTCGCAACATACATATATGGACGTCCAAGCTACGTTTATTAAAGTAGTTATCATCAGTCCATACTTGTTGCATAAGTATTTTCTTAGGTAATGTTTCATTTTTATAAGCACATAGTAAAGCAAGAACTTGACTTTGTTTATTATTAAGCTGTGTTTTTACACTGCCTATAGTAAGAATTTTATCTACTGTATTAAACAGGTAATCGCCTATCTCGTAAGATGGCTCTATACTTCTTACTCGCACACCACATCTTTTCAAAACAGCTTTTATTCTTCTTATAAGCTCTTCAATGTTATATGGCCTTATAATGTAATCATCTGCACCTTCATCAAATGCTTCAATAACATACTCATATCGAGCCTTATCCGATACCATTATTACCGGTATTTTATCATCTGATTTGCGCAAAAATTTTAATGGCTTTAGCCTCATAGAGGCATCTGTTGTTTTATAATGGCTTAATATGCATAAGTCATAATTCTTTTCTCTGATTTTGATTAGTATATCATTCTCAGTTGAGGTTATTACTTGAAAGCCGTTATACACCAAATAATCTACCAGGATTTTACAGTCTTCATCTTGATAGATTAAAATTCTTGGCAATGCTAATTTAGTGTTATTACTTTTCATACCATTTCTTTAATCTTGTTTTGCAAATCATTATATAAAACTTCATACCAAAATGGATTAAGCCTTAACAGGTCAAAGTATGAATATACGCCTTTTTGATATATTAAAGAAGCATATTTAAGCTCTTTGTCTGCTCTTTTTTTAAGATGCTCATGATAGAACTTTATGGACTGGTCTACATTTACCAAGAATGGCGATTTATGCTCTATAAGAACTTTCTGCTCTGTATTTTGAGTAAAGTAATACGGGATATTAGGCATTGCCCAAAAAGTCAATCCAGCACCGTATTCCTCACTTGCTTTATATAAAAAGCCAGGGCATGGACGAATTGAGTCAGGATATAAGCTTTTACATATTCTTAACCTACGTGGAATAAAAGGATTAAGTAAAGTAGTTAATCGCTTGTTTATATAAGTTGAGTATTTATCAACCATTCTTGTGTGCTCTTTAACAAGTGATGAAACTAACAGCTTAATCCTTTCATTTCCTATAGGGTCACTCAGGCGTATATATTCTTGCCTGAAAGCTTCACGCTGAATACGTATTCTGTCTTCTTTAAGCCGTTGAGACTTTTTCCTTTTAGCTTCTATGCTAGCCGTTGCAGCTCTGCGCTGTCCCTCAGGTCCAAACAGTTTTACACCTTGGCAATTATTTGGACCTAAGCCTGTCCATGGCATTTTATCTCCATATCTAGCTTCAATCTCTCTGTTTTCCTGCTCTTCTTCAGATAATTCAACATGCTCTTCTTCCAAGGTAATTTTTTCAATTGCCTCAGATTGAGCCTCTTGAATATCCTCATCATCGCTTTTAATTTCATCGAGAAATTCAAAGAGTTCCTTTTCGGTTAAGTCTCCATATTGCTTAATATCTTCCATGCCACTTAAATAAAGACTTGATTATATCTTTTCCAGCTTGCTTGCTAAGCAATCCAAAGTATGCGATTGCAAGTGTGAGTCTTGCTATTTTATGCAATACCCATGCTAATAGATATATAGGGAAATAAAGTATACCTACACGTCTCCATAAAAATTTAAGTACCTTTTTCATTTTCTAATATATATATAATGGTTGTTTTATTTCTGCAAATTGTGCATTTATGCGCTGCATATTTGCCTGCTGGTTTATAGCTTCTTTTATTGGGCTTTTTATTTCTTGTACACAGCTCATTGAACTTATTATGCTAAACGGAGGGCATGCCATATAAGCATCGACCAATGCATCAACTAACTCATCTTTGCTTAGTTTCTGCAGATTGCTCTTTATTATCTCCCTTATTGGATTGTTCATCTTCTGCTTGCTTTAATTCAACATATGTTCTATGAAAAGCTTCATCACCTATCCTTTTAATAAAAGTTCTAAGTGTAGAAGGATATTCGCTTGCATTTATAGTCTTATCGACTACTTTCGCGTAAAGAGCAGCAAGAGCTTTAGGCCCAAATACCTTTTTCTCCTGTAATCTTTCGACGGGGCCTCTTTTGAATTTAACACCTGGATGCTCATTCATAATCTTTGTACGAGTTAGGTCCAAATCCTTAATCAAAGCCTCAATATGCTTTTCAAACTGAGGCATTTGAATAATATCAATAACTTTCAAATCTTCCAGCTTCATTTTTATAAGTTTTAAAACGTTATTTTTCCTTTAATTCCACAGGTTCATCATTCCAAGTTAAGTTTCTACCTATAAGTTTCTTAATTGAGCCTTTAGGTAAAGGTATTTCAGTATCATACAATGTACCTCCATCATTTACTTCATCATACCAAAAATGTAATTTGCCATCTCTTGTAGGTTTATTACTAAATATACCTTCATGCCCATTTTCATGAACTGCTACCCAAGCCATATCATTTATAAGTTTTTAAGTTGTTGTTTATAATACTTTTCTTGCATATCGAAGTGTCTCTTATATATATGCAAATCATGAGCAAAATGATAATAAGTGCCTATTGGCATACCGAGCTCATCTGCAACTAATTGTTGAAGCTTTGTCCAACAATACTGGTCGTTGCAAAAGCCATAAACCAAATCATTGCTTCGCATAGTTACACACATATCAAGAGTTCCTATTTGAGGCTTAATATCAAATCCGACTGATAGTGTACAAGGTGTATCATATTCATAGTCATCTTTTTCTTTACCATCAAATATAGTAAACCAAGCTTGACGAGTATCTTTATTCTCTTTAAGCTGTTTAATGCACTTTGCCAATTGGTGATTGCGAGTCCACTGCCATCCATAATTAGAATTGACAATGTTATCTCCACCATGCATTTTATCCCACATAGGAGCATGCTTTTTAATTTCAGCTACACTCCTATCTCCAGACATATACCAGGCATATTCGCGCTCTGCATATCGTTCGCTGAATTTACGCCATTCTGTTGTTATGACGCGTTGCTGAGGATTAAGTAAATAAAAACCAACATTGTAAACAGCTTTTGTTCCAACATTAGTATTTATTCCTTGGCCCATTATAAAACCATATAGGTCTTCAAAAGCCTCAGTAGCATTTTTATAAGCTATATTCATACGTTATTCTCTTCTTTATAATCTAATATAAGTGTAACTCCATAATCATACCAAAAAAGCTCATCAAGTTCTTTTTCAGTTTTGCAATTATATTTACATAATTCAGCTTCTAAATCCATCGGACTTTCAATGTGAACTTCATCTTCTATATATTTTGCCATATCATTTAACTATTTTATTGGTGCTGCTGTTATAAACTCTAAACAACAATTCTTCAGCTTCCTCATTCATGGCATTGCAAATACTTATTGCTTCTTCCATAGATAAGCCTGTAAGTTCTTCGTCGTTATCGTCAAATGCTATTTCGCCAGTAATTACTCTTATTTCAAATGAATTGGCTGATACAAAAGCTTTGGTAGCATCAAGAGCTTGTATACAAATATAGTGTACCGCATCCCAGTATATATACGACAAAGTGCTTGTATCTTTTAATATATCGGTATAAAGCTCTCTCAACTTTTCTGGCTTAAACCATCCATGCTCATCCATTCGCCTATATTCAGCAAGCCATCTACCATACCCATTTGTAGCCTTAAACCTGTTGGCATAAACAGCCACAAATCTAAGAAATTGGTCTGTATAAATAACTCGTGGAATTTCAACTGTTTTCTTCTTGAGCTGTTTCATGTGCTTAAAGTTTATATATTCTCGCGCGTTCTAGAGCGCGCTTATTATTCCATTATTATTCAATCATTCATGTACTTAAAGCACGATATTGCGCACGAGAATAATGTGAAAATCAATCCTTAGTATGACCCAGTAGACCCGAGTGCTCCATCACCACGCTCAGATGAACGGCTGAAAAGCTCTGACTCAGAAACTTCTTCAAGGCCTTCATACGATACAGGCACAAGAATAAATTGTGCTATTTTCATACCTGGCTTAATGTGGACCTTGGCTTTGCCGACATTAACAACATGTATATGAATTTCACCTTGGTAATCTTCATCTACAATCTTGGCTCCGAGGATAACGATGCTTTTAAATGCTTCTGCTTTCGGTGTTCTACCAGCTCCAAGGCAAGCCCATTTAGAAGTTACAACTCCTGATTTATCAGCTGCCATAAGCATATATCCTTCTGGAATTTCCATCTTAATACCTGATGGTATCAAAACATCAGTTCCTGGATTTACGATAAAGCCTTTGCTACTGCCAAAGTTAGGAACGAAAAAATCAATTCCTGCTGCTTTACCAGTCCCACGAACAGGGGACTTTACATTTCTTATTTTTGCAAATTTCATGACTACATCATTTTAACAAGTTCCTTAGCTGCTGTTTCTACAGCTCTAGCAAGTCTATGTTCAACTTCTGGACTTATAAGGCTGTAAACTCCTTCTTTTTCAAAAGCATCAGCCATGATAGCTCCAATTTTTGAAAGCTTAGGATTAGAAGCGTTAATGCCATGCTTATCCATAAGTTCTTTATTGTACTCATACTTAATACCTCCTTCTACAGGAATAAGCTTGGCTATTTCTGCATGGGTATTTGACTTTCTGCTCGTAGGAACAGTGATAACAATCTCCTGATTGGTTGTCATGCACATATCTGTGCACATTTCCATTACTTCATTGAAGTTGCGTTTAAACTCTCTTGGAGTTACTGAAATTAAACTTTTCATAATGATGCCAAATTAGCAATTAAGTTCAACATATATGTTTTGTCTTTATCTCTTCTGAGCTTCATCTTATCTTTTAAGGCAAGAGCTACTAGCTGAACACCTATAAGATGATGTTTTGCACGAGGCTCGTCAATTATATCCAATACTACCTCTTTAGATATAATCTCATCATAGCTTTCGGTCTTGTCAATGATAGCATTTATCTTTACTCCACCAATTACAAATGAGTAACACTTGCCTTCTTCATAGTTTTCATTCTCAAGGCCAGACAGGAATTGAAGTTCTTTTAACTTTGCTTCCTGCTCTTCTTTCAGATGAAACACCTTTATATCTATATCCTGTGGATTAGACGGAACTCCGAGCATAGCCAGAGCAGTTGTACCTGTTACCATATACTCAATTCTATTTGCATTGCAAAAGTCATTGAGTTTAAAGAGTATTTCTTTCATGTTGATAACTTTTATAATTTTTTGTTGTAAGAAAATATTTGTTTGTTGAAAAGGCATAAAGTTTTTGTTTTTATGAAAGTTCTACCTTCAGTACCTACGGCAGCTGTCGGCTTATAAGATACTTTTACTTTTATAGGTAATTTCGATGCACTAATTCGCAGCCAGTATCGTTCTTTATGTAGCGGACTACAACACTCAAAATCTGGAGTGCATTCATCTCTAAATGGATTATGACACGCAATACCTATTTTGCAAAGTAATAGCTGTATAATGCATGAAAATGGATATTGATATAACTTTTTCATATCTGGTTAAAATAAATCGTTGTCACTTTCAATTGGTTTTACAGTCTTTACATCTCCCGGCTTACGCTTTAATACCCAAAGAGTATTACGTGAAGCATCCGGGAACATAGGAGCCATGATATTGGCAATGAGGTTTGAATCATAATACTCTTTAAGAGCATCAAACATTTTCTGCTGCCAATCATTCATCAGTGGCTTATAGTCCTTAGCTGAAGCAAACGTACCAAACTTCTTTACAATATCAAAGTGACATTTCAATATGCCTTCAAGCTCCCAATGGTCAAACTCTTGTACGTCAACCCCACGCCCATCACCAGAATCATAAGTATGATTACCAGCCGCTCCTACAGATGGATCGTAGTTCGGAGTTGAAAGGTAATAAGTAGCGTTATTATTGCCACAAGCCTTAAAGTTCTCCAAAAATGCATCTGCATTCTGTTTGCCAACATGCTCAAGCACTTCAAAAGCACAGACTTTGTCAGCATTAAACTTGCTGAAATCCATGTAGTTTTTAGCAAGGTCAGCAACATAGAAATGAGCCCAAGGTACATCCGCATACTTTTCAGCAGCTTGTTGAATTGTTTTTTCGCGAATATCAATACCAATATACTCTTTCTGCTTAAATTTGTTTCGGTATAACACCTCAAGTAAATTAGCAGCCCCGCAGCCAAAATCAACGATAGATTCACCTATCTTGGCTTCTTTCAAAATGTGAGTCCAACGCAAATAATGCGCAAACTGGTCTCTGTGGAATACATGACGCTCAAACGCCTGGTCTGGTCTGAGGTCTGTTGTGTTATAAACTTTTGCCATAATTATTTTTAACTTTATCTCTAAGTTCTTTATTATTTTTTTGATAGTTTGTTAATAGTCGACACAATGGCGGCAAATAATAAAGCCATATATACTAACAGTAGTAGCCCTTGTATACATTCACTATGCACATACATCATAATAAATATAGGCGAAATCATTACACATGCTATCACTGTTGCTATAGGTGCAAGGCATAAACCTATTAAAAAATTTTTAATAAACTGCTTCATGATTATTTGTCATTAAAAATTTCTTTATGTTCTTCTAAGTAGTTATTCATAGAGCCCATATAAGCAATCGCATCAAGAAGATTATCCTCTTTGTGCGCATAAGCCTCACGCGATAACTTAAGAGCTATCATAGCTCTATACATACCAGCGGTTGTTATTTGCTGGTCTTTAGGCGACATCAAGTTATAAAGAGCTGCCGCTCTTTCCATTGATGCCTTAAAAGGCCCGTACTGACGCTCTTTTTCCTCTGAGCGCTCATTCACAATCTGATTTGCTTGTTCTAATATATTACTCATGATTTAAAACTGTTTATTATTTTATATTTTAACTCTGGATTATTCTCAAGCATTTCGTTATTCTCTTTTAACAGTTTAAGTATCTCATCCATTACAGCATCGATTTTAGTTCTGCTTTTAATCTTTTTGCATCAGCACCTCTAAATGTTTGTGCATTTGCCAAGAAGTATCTAACAATATCTCCTGCGGTATCATAAAAATACATAGCATTCGGGTCTGAAGTATCAAGTGTTAGCATTGCCTCTAAATAAGGCACTGCGCCAAAATATACATTAAGCCATGTTGACTTTATATCTTTAGCTATTTGCTGAAAGGTTCTTTTCTTGTCCATTTTATTATCTTTATTTAGATATGCAAATATACTAATTTTCTCCGAGAATAGAAAATTTTTTCATTATAAAATGCACTCACTTAACACTTCTTAACTTGGCCAGATTTTATTGCTCTTCTGGATATTCTATTTGCAGTAATTCTTTGCAAAATTGAATAACTTGCTCATAGTTATTATATGCAGTTTGAGTAATAATTCTCCGCTGAAGTATTGTTAGCTCATTTTTAATAATAAACTTATTTATGTTAAGAGAGAGAGCTTTATCATTGCATCTTCTTTTATCTCCTAACTGAATAGCTAATTGAGCATAATGAATACATTTCTTTATATCCTGCGCTCCATTTTTAGCTTTATACCTACTAATATATTTTATAATGCATCCTTGTATAAAAGAGCATCTTAAAGCAGTTATAAGCTCTATTGGTTGCATAGCCATATCTTTATAATGGCTACCACCTATTTGTACATCTGTTGCTTTCATATCAATATACTTTACGTTTATGATTATCTGGTATATACCCATTTGCCACTCTCATTTCATCCATAAACATAACAGAATTGTAATGCTTAGGAAATTCTTTTATCACCTTAAAGCTTGCTGTTTTATCTTTCACAAAGCTATTATCGCCTACAGGCTCTACATACCCAAGTTTTACAAACTTATAAAGATATGCAGTTTCTGAGTTTCTACCTGGTTCTTTACCAAGCAGAATTTCTTTTGAACTTACTACTTTGCCAACATTATCGTTAACAAATTTTACCATTTCCGGAAATACCGGAGCTTGTTTTCCATTACGTCCCATATTACATAAATTTTTTATATTTGTCAATTTTTGCTTTTATGCTATCCATTAAGGCATTTTGCTTTTTATCTTTTGCTTTAAGTGCTCTGATTACATCTTCATCATGAGTGCCTTGCAATATCAAATGATTTATAACAACATGATTTTGCTGTCCTTGTCGATATAATCGAGCATTAAACTGCTGATATAATTCAAGACTCCATGTTTGCCCAAACCAAACTATTATACTGCCTCCTGCCTGAAGATTAAGTCCATGACCTGCTGATGCTGGATGCGCCAACATAACTTGTATTTTGCCTGCATTCCAGTCTTCAATATCTTTATTGTTTTTAAGCTCTCTTGGCTTATATTTTTTAAGATACTCAACAATTCTATCTCTATCAAACTGATAAGTCCATGCTACAAGCACAGATTGGCCATTTGCATCTTCGATTATCTCCTTAAGAGCTTCAAGCTTAATGTCATGAATTGGAAACACATTTCTTTCTTCATCATATATAGCTCCATTAGCAAATTGAAGTAATTTATTTGAAAGGGCAGCAGCATTGACTACATTTACTTCTACCGGCTTTTCAACAAATACTGAATTGCTATTTTCGTCTTCTTGCTCAACAGTTTCAGTAGCACTTATTAAGTCAAGCACTTTATTCTTTTCAAAGTCATCATATTGCTTCTTTAGAGCTTCAGGCATTCTAAGCTTTATATAGTTATCTGTCCTAAATGGCATTTCAAGATAATCATCGGCTTTCATGCTTATGCAAATATCCTCTATTTTTTTATGTATTAGATATTCTGAATCACTCATCAAATCGTATGAATATACGACATGACCATTTGTTTGACCTGGCCGAAAATACCTTTCTCTATATCTAGATATTGTCTTTTCAAGGCGCTCGCCTCTATCCATAAGATATATTTGAGGCCACAAATCAATAAGTCCATTTGGAGCAGGTGTACCAGTTAGTCCTACTAACCTTTTAAGATAAGGTCTTGCGCCGCGTAATGCCTTAAAACGCTCTGATTTATAAGACTTAAAACTGCTAAGCTCATCAACTACTACCATATCAAAAGGTAATTTGCCTCCGCCATATAAAGCACAAAGCCATGCAACATTATCTCTTGATATGATATAAATATCAGCTTTTGTTTCCATAACAGCTGCTATTCGCTGTTTAGCAGTACCTATAATCTTAGAAAAGCGCAAATGCTTTAAGTGATCCCATTTCTCTGCTTCTTCTTGCCAAACTGACTCAGCTACTCGCTTTGGTGCTATGACTAACACCGAGTTAATCTCAAGATAGTCAAACATCAAATAGTTTACAGCCGTCAGTGTTGATACTGTCTTACCCAATCCCATATCAAGAAATACTCCACAAAATGGGTGAGTAATTATATGCTCCGCACAGGCTAATTGGTATTTATGTAAATCTGTTTCTTTCATTTGCTTAATACAATATCATCTACAAAGTTTATTACGCTTTCTACTGTATCTATTACTTCAACTCTAAAGCCCAAAGCTCTAAGCTTATTGTGCATATATGCCTGTATGCGCTTAGGCTTTCGTCCAGTTGTTTTTAATTCCACAAAAACTATTTTATGGCCCGGAAATAAGCACATTCTATCTGGTAAGCCTATAAGTTGGTCGCACAGCAGTTTTATGCACATGCCACCATTTATTTTAACAAGCTCAACCAATTTGCGCTCTACAACTTTTTCACTGTCTACTGTCTCTTTCTTCATTATTATATGCTTTTCTTATTTCTAAGAGTATAGCTAGTATTTTTTCAATATTTTCTTTTGCTATAAGACTAGGCAGTGATGCATAAAATACTAGCGCGAAAGCAGCTAATATCATATTAGAAGTATTACCGGTATCGCGGTGTTCATATAAATTTAGCACATATTCATAAATTTCATCAACTGAATAGTCAAATATATCTTTCTTCATAACCTAGCCATATAAATGTTATACTCACACTTATCCAAATTAAATTCCAGTTTGTCAACACAAAACTTTTGGCCATTATATATAACAACCGTTTTGACAGACGGAATATGTTCTATGTTTCTTGTTACAAGAAGCACAGAATTACGATAATTTCCGTATTGCATTTTATAAAAATTTGCTATCATAATAGTCTTATATCATCAGCGTTAATAAAATGCCATTCATCGTCCATGCCTTCAAGTAATAATCCAGCATACAATACCATTTGAAAATGATTATAGCAAAGTTTAATACCGTCAATTTCAAACGGGTAATTTTTCTTATCTTTCTTGCTTATAAGCCTATGGCATATAGCACAATTACACTTAAAGTCAATCATAATAAGCTATCTTTACGTTTATAATACTTCTGCTTGCCATATAAAGGAAAGTTCTTAGTGGATGCTATAGCTTCCCATTCAGGCAATGACCTAAGAATTTCATTAACCTCTCTGGTATTATATCTTGACATTTCTGTCTTATCTTTGCCAAGGCACTCACACCATACTTCAGCAATGCAGACAAAGTCTTTTTGTACTGTACCGTTTTTAGACAATGGGTCTTCAAGCCAACGCCTTCTGTCATACAGGTCCATTTTGTCCCAGTCATCTGGAAATTTAGTATTAAGATATTCTTCAATAATGCCTTTTCGCTCATCTGCTTCTGAGTGTTTATGTTGCTCAATCTTAGCAATTATATCTTCATCACCAACGAGGTATAAAGGCTCTTTTGCTAAATATAACTGATATGCTTCAGCCCATATTTGATTTACTTCATCTTGTATAAGGTCATCATTTACAGACTTTGTAGCATATTCTGGCCTTACGTCTATAGGCATAAATCGCCTATTTCCTGTCGGGTCTCGTAAGAAATCTTTGTTGTTAGTAGTACCAAAAAATACGCATTGCCTTTTATATGTTTCTACTGTTCTACCATACGCCGGCCTGAACATATCTTCTCTTTTTGATATGTAGTGCTTGATTGACTCTACTTCTGCTTTCTTAAGGCCTGAAAGCTCTGCCATTTCAATCAGCCACGCCCCTTGTATCTGTTCAAATGACTCCTTGCCCTGCACAGTCGTGAATGTATCTGAGAACCATTCCATGCCGAGCTTTTTAACGAAAGTACTTTTATATGTTCCTTGTTCTCCGACAAGTATAAGCGCTGTGTCGAACTTAATACCTGGCTCGAATACCCTCGCAACAGCCGCCACCAACGTCTTCCTAATGGCGGCTCTAGTATAAGCGTTATCTTCTGCTCCAAAATAATCAATCAATAATGTATTAACTCTCGGTATGCCATCCCACTTTTGAGCACATATATACTCTTTTATCGGATGGAACTTTTTCTTTTCAAATTCAAGCGCAAGCGCGTCGTCCACTTTTTGACTTGACACAATGCCGTAAACACATTCAATGTAATTACGAACACCAGAATAGTCAACATCACGAAGAGGCTCCGCAGTATCAACTTTACGCCATGGTAACGAACGTGTAACATATCTTTTATTATCAAAAATGTTTAGCTTAAATACATCTTTTAAGAATTGGTCATGCTGAATTATTATATTCAAGTTATTGGCAGAATTATCATATTCGCCTTTTGTATTAGCATCAAGCTCTTCTGTCCATGAAGTATCATACTCTTCAGGAACTTCTGCTTTTGCTTCTTCCGCAAACTCGAATTTAGCTTCAGCAAACTTTTCTTCAGCAATATGCTTTTTTGTTGTAGAGTCCTTAGAAGCAAATTCTTCCATTGCCTTAAAGCTCTTTTTATCTTTGTCTTCTTTTTCTTTGCCTGTATCTAAATGGCCAAATTTATGTGTGCGAACTAAGTCAAATGCATTACATAATCTACCTCCAGCAGGGTCTGTTCCATGGTGAGAATATGCAAATTTATCATCATAGACTATTAAGCCCGCAGCTGTAGAGCCATTTATATACGTATATCGCCCTTCTCCAGCTGGTGTATATACATCTGAAAGAAAAGTCTCAATGGCTTCTTGTATAGTATAAGTACGGCAGAAAACACCAATTATGCCTTTTTTATCTTCTGGGTCCTCTTGCTTTTTGATAGCTTGCATTATTACATCTGTGCTATCTGTAGCAGTTGGCCATTCGCTCGTATCATGCCAATCATTATATAGCCCAAGAATATAATCAGCTTCAAGGAAAGGTCCGTCTTGAAATTCAAAGTAGTACTCCATATCTGATGATACAGACGGCCAGAACATAAGTCTATTTACGTCAAAAGTCGACTGGTCAAACAAATCAATGTTTAGGTCTCCAGCGACTTTTCGGGCAATGGCTTGATATTCTTCTTGTGATACTTCTCTATCAAGTGGAATTATCAATCTGTGTCGTGGCTTTTCAGGGCATGACTTATGAGTTGAATGAATAACCGCGGCACAATCAAATAGCATTGTAAAGTCCCACCAAAAGTTCTCGTGAGAAAAGTCAATATCCAACGTAATTAACTGGCGGTAAAGTACATTTGTTTTATCACGCCTACCATTTGTAAGAAATCCGCCTACAAATCCGCCTACGTCTTTTATCTTACTTTGCTCTTCTTTTGTGGCACTCATAAACCGCTTATATGTTTCAGCGGTTACTACAGGAGTAGCTAGCTTTTGAACTAAATTGCTCCAAGTAGTTTTGGTATTTTTCCATACTTTACTTGAAACATTTAGTCCAACTGCTATGCTCAAATTTTCATCATATTTCAATTTATCTACTTGCATAATATGCGTAAACAATATATAAACACAGCCAAATCATATTTTTAATCTTTTAAGTAGAATGGTGTTGTATATCCATCTGCTCTTAGTGGAAGGTCTGATGCCCATTCAGGAGGAGTACCCATAATGCTTGCCATTTCTTCATAATATGCTTGAGCATTCTCTTCTGGGACTTCGCACAAAACTTCATCATGTATATGGCACACAGGATGATAGTCATTAGCCTCAAGATTTAACATAGAATTGCCAAGTAAATCTCTTGAAATAGCTTGTACAATGTTCTCTGTTAATTTACCTCCATACGTATCAATTTCACCCCATTGCTTAGTTTCTTGCACAACTCCTTGGTAACATAATACTCGTGTTGGCATCGTAGAACGGCCTATCTTCTTATCTTTGAATTTAGGCCCATAGTAGAATAGCTTTCTGCCAGATGGCAATTGTATTGTCATAAACTCACCATTACAGTCGAAAATTATATTTCTACAAGTGCATGATACTGGCCTTTGGTATCTGACAGCCTCTTTCGATGCTTCATCTATTTCTTTCCACATATCTACAATTGCAGGGTTTGCCGAGCGCCATTTACGCACCAGGCTCATCATTTCAGTATCTGATAAGCCCATACGTTCACCACCCATTCGCTTAAGTGCTCCTAATGAGCCCTCATAACCGAGTGCAAGCTCTGAAATCTTTGATTTGTCTCGAAGTACTGAACCTTTTGTAATAGCAGATATTGGTACATTAAACATCTTTGCTCCTGTAGCTTCATAGATTTTACCATCTCCGCGGAATACGTCCATTCGCCATTTTTCGTTTGCAAGCCAAGATATAACACGTGCCTCAATAGCTGAGAAGTCTGCAACACTAAATACTTTACCCGGTGATGCTATAAGAGCTGTTCTTACTAGCTGAGACAAAATATCTGCAACATCATCATACATCATCTCAACTGACTCCCAATCACGGGCTCTAATCATTTCACGTGGTACTTCTATATGCGATATATGATTTTTTGATAAGTTCTGCAATTGCAATAGCCTACCTGCCCATCGTCCAGTTCTATTTGCACCATAGAATTGAAATGTACCACGGACTCTATGGTCTTTCATGGCACAATTAAGCATAGCATAATACTTCTTAATAGACGTTTTTGAGAGCTTTTTGCGTATATTAAGCAACTCGATAACATCTGGATAATCTGCAAACTCTTTCATTAAATCAGGCATTGTTTCCTTTGAAAGTGACATAACAACACATCCTGTTGCCTTTTCAATCCATTGCCTAATTTGAACAGGCGAGTTTGGATTTTCAAGCCCTGTTAGCTGTTGAGCATGTTGCGTTAAGATAGAAGTATATGTGTTATCTACTGCGATAGCAGACTCTGCTAATTCCATATCAACCAAAATACCTCTATCATTTATATTCTGGTCAAGCACATACATTTTGCGCTCAATGTCAGGAATGATATATGCCTCTAATCTCTTAAATATCTCACGCTCTGCAAGTACGTCATACTTGTTATATTCCTTATACATTTCCCACTTTTCAGGAGCATGCTCAGGATAATTCCGAGTACGCATGCCATTAACTCGAGTTGCTTTGCATGGGCATGAGAAGTATTTAATAAGTGCTTTACCAGTATCTAGCTTTTTATCTGTAAGATTAAGAGCCTTTGATACTCCGTCCAAAGAAAGTGGTAAACCACAATACGCAGCTTTTACAGAGGTACAATACCACTGTTCTGCTGGAACATTATATCCTATACGCTTAAAGCTCAAGCGCTCAAATACTGCATTATGTGCCACTTTTACACAATCCGGGTCAAGCAAAGCTTCTTCAAACTCTTCAGGCATTTCTTCACCTTGAGCTAAATCAATAATGTTAACTGGTCCATCATCTAATGCATATCCTATAATCAGTATCTCAAAGTCTGGTGACTCTATATATTTATAAGCACCAGAGTCTTTAATATCTACTGAGGAAAATGTTTCGACGTCTATGAAAAGATATTTCGCCATTATTTCTTAATTTGATATTATAAAATTAGGAGTATAGGCGGGACTCGAACCCGCATAACAGGCACACAAATCAATGGCGCTCTGTGGTTTTACCATTAAACTACTATACTTGCTGATGCAGAGAGGAAATTACATCAACTCATCATCCCATTCATTCTCACCGCCAAAGTCCTCTTCAGCAGTAGAGCCACCGGCTAACATCTCACCATCTTCGAGCTTCTGAAGATTATTCAGCCCAGCTGCGATACCTTTTGATGATACGTTGAAAGCATAGAAGCTGATTGATGCACGGCCATAGCAACCACTGTAGAACTCTTCTTTTTCCATAATAGGATTAAGTTCCTTGTCTACAATGCTCGGTTTACGCTGGCTATTAGCATTGATGAAATACATGCCTTCGAATGCAGGGTCGTCACCACGCTCATCGTCACCATCGCGCAAAGGCAATTTGAGGTTTGAAGGTATTTTGCCATTCTTATCTGCGAGCTTAGCTTTGCCTGCTTGCTTAGCTGCCTCAATAGCTTTGTTAATCTTTTCCAAAGTCTTAGTATCTGTTTTAGGAATAAGAATACAGATATTATACTTAGGAGTATCATCTTCGTTCATAGCCGTTGGCTCGAACACATTCACATAGCAAAATCTTACTTTGCCAGTTACAACTTTTGTTGAATTTTCCATTTTACTTTAATTTTTAGTTGTTATTACTTTTTTCAATAATTGCCCAATCAGGCAAATAGTCATTATTCTCCATTATCTGCAAAATCTAATTGTGCTTGATTATATCCCATTGCTGGTCTTTTATCTTCAAGCGGTACAAGAGTAGGTTTACCTTGAGGTTTTACAACCACGTCAGATAAAATTTCCTCAAAACGCTTCTTGCCTACTATCTTCTCAATAGAAGTAATCGGCTTGAGTTTCATATTGAAAATCTCATCTTCTGATAACTCAGGACAACGAGCAAAGATTGCATTTGAAGCTTGGTCCTCATCAACCCATTTACGTCTGCTTATACCTTCTACAAGTTTAAGACCTGGCCATTGCTTATTTTCCGTGATAGCTTTTGCTTGCGCATACTCTGTAATAGAGTTGGCCCATTCAATAAGCTTAGGAGTACGACGGACAATATCTGCAATCTCATCATCTGTGAGAAGTGCAGGCTCTGTAAATTCATGCTGAGCTATTTCGAGTTGCTGTTCATACAATTTTCTACATTGATTACGAACAGCACAAAATCTGCACCAATCTCCAGCATTGAGTTCACCTTTGCCTTCGAAGGCAAGTTCTGCTTTTGGCTTGAGCTCTTCTTCAGCCCATCTGCGAAGCTCTTCTACAGATATTTGCCATGAAGATATATTGTTAATACGCGGCTGTACAATTGTCAGTCGTACTTCAGATATATCATACATAGTATCATATTTCTGCAAAGCTCCAAGCCCATAAAGCATAAGTTGCTTATTCCATTCAGCATATACTGGAACACCTTTTCCATATTTTAAGTCAATAACTTCTATAAGGTTGTCATTGATAACAACACAGTCAGCTGTTCCAAAGCTTTCAGGCACATATTCTGTCAAATCGAGTTTCTGCTCAATTTCCATGACGGCTAAAGAATTAGCTGTTTTAGCTTCTGCTAATTGAGCTGCACAATAGTCTGTATAAATCGGAACAACATCAAGCATTTCCTCGTTAAACAACTCATTTGCCATTATTTCTTCAAGGCGCTGGTCAAAATCTTGTTCACTAATATCAAGTAAAGTATCTCGTTTGATATAAAGTTCTGAAAGTTCATGAGCCAATGTACCTTCTTGTGCATATACGGAACTTTTCTTTTCTCCGTATTCATCTTCAAGCTTTGCGGATGGAGTACAATTGAGCCATCTTCCAGCTCCAGAAGCCGAGAGGAGTGCATGACTCCTCTGACTATGTTTCTGTGGTTTAGTACTACTTGTCGCTTGAGCCATATTCTTTTATCAATTTTGCCAAATAACAGCATTGAATAGCACACTGAGCATAAAGCTTTGGATTTTCTCTGCGAAACTTCTGAGCTGCTTTTTGCAATTTCTTTGTACTCGACATAATTACAGTGACTCTAAGAAGTTATACATTTCATCATACTTAGCCGGGTCAAGCTTTGTTACACTCAGGGCTCCAAGCTCATTGAGTTTCTGCTTGATTACGTCGCGATGCTCATTGACCTTCTTTGCAAGCATTCCGCGAACATCCTCAATGCTCTTAGAGGCAGAAGAAGCAGCCGGAGCAGCAGGTGCTGAAGGAGCAGGCTCGGCAGCGCTCTGAGTCTGGGCAGGTGCCGCAGGCTGAGGAGTAGGTTTTGTGGGAGCTGGCTTTGCTAGCGCAGCAGGAGCAGGTTTAGAAACTGAAGCGGCTACTTGAGCTCCACTTGGAACTCCTGTTGCAAACAATGAAGTTAAAAACTTCTGCGTATTTTCTGACAGGTTTACGCTAACCTCAACAGAAATTTTAACGGTTTCCATTTTCGTAATTTTTAATGAAGTTATCTAAATAGTTAATAAACTCGTTTACTGTCATATCTGGTACGTTTGAGAGCTTTTGGTGGATAAGCTCATTATTCTTATATATAGATACGTACACGCCTTTATAATTCAGCTTTACTTTATACTCGCCTTTCAGCATTGTTAGGCATCCATCTTCAGATGAACCTTTCCAAGTATTTGCTGAAAACAAATCAGTTACTAGCACGCCAATATGATTGGCCAATCGCTCTAACTGTATAACATCCAAATTGGCTTCACCCTTTAACACACGGTCAAATGCCTGTTTCGGATATTTAACAGTAGGAAATAACACCTTCGCTAAATCTTCCGTATTTAGCTTGTAGTGCTCAATTACATTACCTATATTAAATTGTTCCATATTTTGGTGAATTTTATTATCTTATTTTCGATATGCAAATATACAAACTATTCTCGAAAGAAAAAAATTTTTCCATTATTTTTTGAGAATTTATTTGTTAAAAATAATTAAACAGCAATTTTAGTGCGGCTTTGAAATTGTTGTAAACAAAGAAACAATAAAAACAATGCCTCTATATATTTCAAACTTAATTTCTTAATTTCCGATTAACATTAAGGTTAATAAGAAATATCGGCTTTTAATACGAAAAGATTTAATGAAATTATTGTTTCTTTGTTTACAGTATATATAAGTAATTAATTTTGAGCACTTTAGGCGTAAACAATGACTTGTTTATATTGTTTCTGTTGTTTACCGCTTTATGAAGTATTTTGCACACAGCCATATAATTACTAAGGCTATGGCGGTTATCAGGTATTCACCAATATTAATTTTTATCTTTTGCCATTTAGTAAGCCGAGCTTCTACAGGGTATGCAACTTGAATTGTATCAACTTTTTCTCGCCAGAGAGTATCATGCTTTTCTATGTATTTATACAAGTATTTATATTTACTGAGATACACGGTATCGCCTTTGTGCTCTACATAGATTGAATCTCTATGATATATGCTATCAATTTTGGTCTGAGATAAGTAAGTAGTATCTCTTTTCGTTGTTTCCACGGGCACATATTGAATTGACTTACAGCCATATAATATAGTGGCTAAAAATATAAGTGTAATTATTCTCGCTAATTCTCGCATAATCTTTGAGTTTTATTTGTTATTATTCATATTTAATATAAAAACCATTCTCGCACACAAGAAATTATTGCGAGAATGGCTTTTATGTGCTTCAGAGGTCTTTATACTCGTACTTAGCATCAAAGCTGGGGCATGCCTTAGCTGCAAATTCTCTGTGTCCATGAATAGTAGCATTTGGGTATTTTACCTTTAAGCTTTTCAGCAATTCGAGTAAAGATTGCTTTTGAGCCTCAGTGCGTGTATCTTTAGGAGTTTTACCGTCTTTAGCAACGCCTCCTACATAGCATATTCCTATAGAGTTTGCATTTTGGCCTGAACAATGAGCTCCAACCACGCTTTCATCTCTACCTTTATGAATAGAGCCATCAAGCTCAATCACATAGTGGTAACCAATATCCTTCCAGTGATTACCATTAACGTGCCAATCCCTGATAGTTTCAGTTTTAACGTCTCTACCTTCAGGCGTTGCTGAGCAATGCACTATAAGCTTATTAATTTTTCTCATTTTTCTTTGCTGTTAAGAGATACTTGCTTTACTATTTCATTAAAGACCTCATGGCCTTGTTCAGTAGTAGCTGCTTGAATAATCTGCTTAATCATATCTGGGACATCTCCGGCATGTGCTTTTCTTCTTTTACTATTTTCTAATACAGATTTGCCTTCTATACAAAGTATTGCTAAAGCACAAAGCATAGTTGCAAATGGCAGTATGTAAAATGATAGCAAGCTTCCTAAAGCATCTACCATAAATGCAAACATGAGAACTCTAGCATAATCGCCTATTTTTACAACAGTACGCCTAAAGCCATGAGACATAAGCTTTTCGCCTAAAATCTTTGCTGTTAATGTACCACTCCAAAAATCAACGATACACGCTATAGTAGAGAAAATCCAGCATATAACTATTATTATCACTCTAACAGTTATAAAGAACATAAGAGCTTCTAGGTCTTTCGCTTCAATCAATTCTAACATAGCATTTTCCTTGTTATGTTATAAAACATGTTTCTTATAATTTCACCAACCAAATAACTGGCACTTTCGCTATAAGGACTGAAATTCAACGTTTTAGCAATATGCTTTTCAATGTGGTCTACCTCATGAGCAAAGCTATTGAAAAATTCCCAAATATCAGTAGTTTTTGATACTACTATTGCGCTACGTTTATATTTAGGATTGCTATAAGCTATTCCTATATTACGCCTATTTGAGTATAAAATTTCTTTAGCCCTATTCAAAAATCGTTTACTACATTTTAAGCTATACAACTCATCTATTATTTCTTCTGCATCATTAGCATCTGTCATTATAAAGTATGATATGTGCCAATTAGCATAGTTTTCAAGATAGAATTTTCCTGCTATCATAGAATTTCTTCCCAATCTACGGCTATACCTCTGGATGTCATTTTAGCATCCCATTCACGCATTATTTCTCCATCGCCTGCGTCTATGTCGTCGACTACGTCTTTTACATATAAAGCTAAATGCTGCTCATCGGTAATACTGCTTTTAAGCAAATCAGCTTTTCCCATGTTAGCAACATACACGTAGTCGTAATCTACATTATTTTCTAGAGTCACACCGTATTTTGCAAGCATAGAGTCAACTTGGTCTTTTGTAAGAGGCTCTATCTTCTCTGTCTTACCAGTAGAAGCATTCTTTTTGCGCATTAGACTTACTGCAAAATCACATGCCTTTTTGTTAAAATGCCATCCATGAAATCGAAGGTATTTTCTCATTTCCATTGGTATGTCATCATACATATCAAGTGGTAATCTTTTTCTTGTTGCCATATTATTAAAGTTTTTTAAGTAAAAGAGGCCGTACTCAACAAGCACGGCCTCAGTTGAAATTAGTTATTAATAGCGGCGTCCTCGACCGTATCTACGACGACCATATCTACCAGTGCCAGGTACACCTCGGCGCTCATTGTAGTCCTCATCGTCGTCATCATCTTCATCGCGGTAACCACCTGTGCCACCGCCATTACCGCCACCGCCGTAGCGCTCATCAAACTCTTCTGACTCAAGAATTTCATCTTCAATAAATTCCATGAGCTTCTTTGCGCCTCTATGCACTTTTTCTGCGCATTCATAAAGCTTATCAGCCTGGCGCTCTTTGATTTTAATTATCGTAGGCATATTTTCTACAAAATTACACGTTTAACTTTTCTTTATGGGGCTTCCCAATTGCTCTAACAAAGAGGCCATCATACCTTTCATTTCGGATTGCGACTTGTAAAGTTCTTTTAGCTGTGTTTTTAACTCACTGTTTTCCTTCTCAAGTCTTTGCCTTTCTGCTATTTCAGGATTTAGTACGACCATTATGTTCTTGCAACTTTCGATAATCTGCCTATGAGCATTGATAACCTCATCTGCGATAGCAACTTCGCTACTATGCATATATGCTGCTACTTCTGCATTTACAGCATCTCTGTTACAAGATACAAATAATCCATTACCACAATCCTGAATATCAGTAGAAGGAGTTAGGCCTTCAATAGGCTGAACTTTGTCTCCTATTTTAATGGACAAATCTACGACTTGCTCTTGCTGTTGAGGCATAAAGCCGGCATAAGGCTGTCCTGGAGTTGGAATTGGATATTTCTGCCGTATTTTAGGCTCGGCGATAACCTGTCCTATCTCCAATTTAGGAGAATTATCTTTATGAAAGATATAAACTGTACTGCCAGTTCTTAGATTTTGAAAAGCCATATAGTTAATAATTTTTAAGTCATTATATTAAGCTGCAGAAGTTGGGAAAACATAAAGTATCTTATCTTCAGAGTCATAAATAGCCAAGTATACGCCAGAACGAGTAAAGTCAGCTACAGTCATAGCCACGCCAGTATTATAATTAATGGCCGCTTGATTGCCGCCATTAGCAGTAAATACTACAGGCAATGTATCTGTTGTACTGGCTGGAATTAAAGGTAATTTAAATAAAATCAGTCCAATAAATGGTGCGTTAAGGAACGCCTGATTTTGAAATACAAATTGTACCTCTGTAGCCGCTACATTTACTCTGGTTGCTTCTAAGCGGGGAATTCCTTGACTATTAGCCAAAATCAAAGGATTAATAGGATATGACATAGTTGCCTCCTTTCCTATTAACCCCAACCACCATTATTACCGCCGTTTCCAGAATCCGGAACCACGATTGTCTTTTCCACATCATAATTACTCATGATTTTAGAAATTTTTTAATTGTTAATAATTAAGTTATTTATCTATATCCCTGCGCAGGAAATATATTCTTATTTATAGCAAGCTGAAATTAGTGTTACCTACTCTCTGCCTCGGCTGCTTCCAATAGTGCGAGTACGCTTTCTTTTACTTTTTCGTCCATAATTGCAATTTTACGCTCGTCGGGACGGGTGGTCCCGCACCCTTGGTGTTGTCTGTTCTCCGAACGTTATGTTTTACCTACGCTACAAATTACTTATATTGCACATATAACACCTCCGTTTACAAAGAGTTTTTCCAGGCTCATTATGTTATACTCGTCAAGTGTAATTTCTTCGCAATTTTTTTCTACGTCAGATTTATCAACGCCTGCTAATATTACGTTAGAAAATATACTATTGGTAAGATGTACTGTATCAGGTCTGCCAAGAGGAATAGTCTTATTAGCAACGAACATAACATTTTCCAAATTAAAGTCCCCAGTATCCATGTCATTTAATGATGAATGAAATATTGCATTATAGCCGTTAGGTTCCATATTATCTGAGAAGTTCCACTTAAAAATAGAATTTTTGATAATTACGTTGGTAAAATTTCCATTGATATTTCCATTATTCCTAAATAAGCAAATGGCTTGTTGTGCATCATTATAGGGACAATATATTTCAATCCGGGCGTTTATTATTTCTATATTTTCAGCGCCATTCCCACTAACTAAAATGGAATTATTGCCAGATGGTTTCTGCTTAATAGAACCAAATATTGAGTTAATAGTTACTTTCCCTTGATTATTAGATGAGCCTTTAATACATCCAGCATTTTTTAAAATTAAATTATGAACTTGTAAATGATTAACATATTCTGTATCACCTATAACGGAAGAACCACCTTCTACATAGCAATCTTCAATATACCAATTTGAATATTTTATTTCAATTCCACCTCCTCTGTGACCCGAAAATGCTGAACCATATACACCACCCATTATTGCTTTACAATTAACACATATCAAATCTTCATCTTCAGACAATTTATCGTCTGTAAGAAAATGATATTGATATCCTCTTTGGTCTTCTGATTTGATTGTGCAATTTAGAAAACATGCTTTTGAAAATACAATTCCATGATGAGCAATATCAAGAAACTGGCAATCTTCAAAATAAGTATTATAAGCGGCGCTATATCCGTCCCGATAACCTGAACCTCTTTGACAAAGATGGCGTATATCAAAGTGTTTATTTCCAATTCCGATAAATCCTGAAGTAAAATTGAGATTAGCTTCTATTTCATGATTTTCTGGGGCATCGGACAAAGAAACATAGTAGTAACAATCTTGCTCTTCCCATCCTTCTGAATATTTGCCACAACTGCACCATGAAGACGAGTCAGGATGCTCATCGAGGTATTCCATAGCTTCTGCTTCCTCCATGTCATTAGTATCATACACGGCATTCATATACTTACCGTCCACGAATACCTGCGTCATTCCTCTATTTGCGATGCATTTTGTCACATGGACGTTACACCTGTATATATAATTGTATTCTGAAACTTTCTCCCAGTTTGTCAAAATAGAAAGATATTCGAACACGGGATTATCGCCAACTCCGTAAGCTGAAATCTTTATATAGTTCTTATTGGTTATTCGCTGAGTGACATCACGGAAATGGCAGCCTCTTTCTATCAGTAAAGTATCTCCGTCCGCAAGAACAGATAATGCTTTATTCGCCGTCAGAAAAGCATCATCTTTAGATAACCCACTATTTGAATCATTACCGGTATCAGACAAATAATAGACGTTTCCGGATATATTCGTCTCTACTTTCTGCCTCTCATTAAAAAAACGTGCTCCCGCATAAAGATTTGGAATTTTTCCTTCAGACTGAATTAGATTTTCACTAAAAGTTTTTAATGTATCGTATACAGCCCCCGATGAAACAAGGTTGTTATTGCCTGCTTCTACGGTTTTTTCTGCTGGCAATTTATAGCCAAAATTACTTGTCGCTGTCCACGCTTCCGCGGATGGATTAACTTGTCCATTTATACAGAAACGGAAATACTTACAATTGGAATGGATGCTTGCATCTATTGTGTTATCTGATGGATTTGTATATGTATATACTTCATCGGCATCTTCGCTTGGCTCTGAATATACGGCAACACGATAAACTGCTTTCTTTGATGGGCAAGTAAGTTTTAAAGGTGTGGCTGGATTGAATGGGACAAAAGTTTCCATTGCTGTAGCATTTGAAAC